TAAATGTCGCTACATTTAACAGCCAATATTTTAGCTATTGCAGGCGCGCCTAATTTCTCAACGACATATTTTGTATATATCCAATCTTTATCGATTAAATCTTTGTTAACCTTTGGAACTAAATTCGTAAAATCACCACTTGATTTCTTTTGCCCGTTATAGGCGATATATCGTAAATGCTTAACGCGACCAAGCCTAATGCCAGTGGCCTCACTAATCTGCCTATTTGATAAACCTCTATGCAATTCAAAATAATCTTTGTCTAATTCATATTTTTTACGTTTAACGCCTTGCTTTCTAAATAACCTACTTAGATTGGCCATGGATATTCCATATCTTTTAGATATTTGTGATATAGTCTTGCCAGATGTATATTCGTCACACAACAATTTCGTATCCATTGACTCTCCTAACATCATTCAACCACTTTAGAACTTCCGAATCCGGCCTCAGACCCCTAACTCTATTTAATGATTTACAAATTAATCTAACATTACCCTCAATATGCCCGATAGCATTATCTATTCTATCTATTGACATGCTAAACATTGGATGCGCATAACAGGCCAGTTTAATGCCAGATAAAGCACATATACCACCCTGCCTCGCATACAATTGTAAAACATAATCAGTATTAATATTATGCAAACGATGCTTTCGAATGTCAAAAGCAATTGCATTTCTAACACATGTAGAAGCATAATCCCTAGACAATTTTACTGGACTGAAAATTGGCGTACATATATTATCTATTAACTCACGCACATCCAAATCAGTATGCCTATTCTTAGCCAAATTAATTGCCATGCTAACAAGCTGCACATTTTCTTTAATGTGCCCAATAGTATTATCTATTCTATCTATAGATAATGAGTATAGTGATTTATCATGCGTTAATTTAGTTTTAGAAATTGCACAACATTGATTATCGTTATGCATTTTCATAATATATGACACGCATATGTTTGATGCAAGTCTACCGGATCGCGAATCCTCATGGATAGCGCAATACACTTTTCTTGTAATCCATGTTCGCCAGCTATTACAATAATATTGATTAATTCTATATCGTTTTTCTGGCGTTAATTTAGCACGAGATTTAGTCCAATATTTTATTGGTTCTTTGACCATAAATTCGCTAAAATGTTGGTTAATTTCTTGCCATTCAAATACATTAAAAAAGCCCATACACTTTCATGTATGGGCTTTTGGAGCCTTCAGAACGGCCTCAACAAAATATTACAGGGACGATACGGTGATAGTCCCATAGAATAATCCTCTCACGAATTAAATTAGCACCAATATAGATTCTTCGGTCATAAATTTATAGGCACTATCTGTTAAATACAAGAATTGGCTCATACGTCTTTTCGCGGCCCATAAACGAAGAAGTCTTCATCTGCAATTCCTCAATTAACTTATAATTATATTTCGAAGCAATGTCAACACATAATTTTGAATGTCGCTTCGGCACATTTAACACAACTATACCATCAAATTTCGCAAAAATATTATTGTAAATTGGTTCAGATATTATGCCATAAGAGTTAATGCCATAATATAATTCAGTGTCGTCGTACGGTGGGGATGTAAACAACAAATCAGCCTTACTAAAATTAACTAGTGATGAGTCATTAATACTAAATTGTGGAGCATTTAACAAATGACCACCGAGAAATTTAGTTAATTTCTGGTGTGACTCAATAACTAATGGGTTGATGTCATAACCAATATAATTTATCGGCAAACCAATGCTACCTATCAATCTCCCACCCCAACCCATACATGGATCTATGACCGTACCTCCTTTTGGGATATATTTATTATAAATGGTCCTGGCGATCCATGGCTTAAATATCGAAACAGTTGCATAATCTTTAAAGTGTTTGTGTATTACTGATATTAATCCATATAAATTAATCTCCCGTTTACTCTCCCATAATTTTCTAATAGCATTCAATAATATATTATAATTACCTTCAGACCATGCATCAGCCACTGAATTATATCCTTTATGCGTAGAATAGTAATAATGCTGTGAAAAGTGTCTAATTAGTCTTAAAGCAAACTCATTCTGGACATTAGCATTTAGCTCGTAACCCTGTTTACAAACAATGCTGTTTTTAATGCCATGTATTAAATCGTTTATCGGGTATAAAACACCGTGAAAACCATATTCATAAAGCCATTTTGAACATTCTGCAGCATCATTAAATATTAACTTCCAATTTAAACAATAATATTTATCGACATCCTCCAAAACATAATCATAATAGCCTTTATCACACCAAATCTTTAAATCAATATTGTTTTTCTTGGCAATCAAAAATTGTCTAGTTAAACGTTGCCTATTAACGCCAGGATATAAAGTCCCCTCTTTGGGTTTAACTTCAACATACGACCCATCAACAATAAAATCAGGATAATATAACAAACCACCGCACATCAATGGCTCAACATTCCTTTGCACACTCCCGGCAGACAATTCAATAGCTCTAAGATAATCAGCTTCTAATTTACTATCGCAATGAAACAAGCCCCACTTTGTCTTCACAGTCAAACAAGTAGAATTAACGCCAGATTCTCTCAAACGCCCATATACCTCATCCTTCGTGCGAATAGGGATACCATATTTTTTAAGATGATGCGAAATGTTCCCGACATTCGTTCCAACAATATCTCTAATGTCAGACATACTTTTCTTTAAAACCACATATTGTTCATATAACCAAGCTGCATCGTTCAATGCCACATGCTTCGATGGTCTAGTCTTACCACCGCTTTCACGAATTTTAATATCGGCATTCCTTAACTTGCGTAATATTACTCCAACTGGCTGATTATATAATTTAGATATTTGTGAAGATGACATACTAGCATTTTCATATAATTCATATAATATATCATCAGGAATCTCTGCCGAAATTGACTCGAATTTAGAAGATACTCCAAATTTCCTAGCGATATGACAGACAGTATTGGCACGAACATTTAACAATTTTGCGATTTCTCTAAACGAATGCTTATCGGCCAATTTCTTGAATTCTTCTATATTGTTCAAAGCAGATGGCCTATTAGATTCACATACCTGATCAAATGTCCGAAATTCCATGCCAGGATAATTCTTCAATAATTGCCGTTTAATCCTAGCAGCCGGTGCAGAAAATTCTTTTGCCATACTATGAATACTCTCGCCAGCATCATATCTAACCTTTATAGACGTGATCGGAAGACATTTTTGTTGCATGGAATCCATATGTTTACTTATAATATTATGTCTTTTACAATAACTAGATATAACAGACACAACAGTACCAAGTTGTGCCGCCACTTTACTCAACGAAACACCTTGATTTTCAACTAAATCGCGTACAACATTAACATTAAACTGCCTACGTTTCATTTTTGCTCCCAAAAGTTATAATGTTTAAATACACTAAAATATTGTGCATATACATATTAAAAACCCCACCATTTCTGGTGGGGTTTCTCAATTCTAGTCAATCAACTGTCAATCAACTACTAATCGTCAACAAAATATTATAGGGACGATACGGTGATAGTCCCATAGAATAATCCTCCATCTTCCACAAGTTTCTTCCCATATCTGCACATAATGCCCTTATTAGGCACAAAGCTATTGGGATCCAGCACGGTCGGCGTGCTGAGCAGTGGGATATATGGGCAATAAATGTAACCTGTGTCGAGGATGCTGTTCCCCTTGTATCCCATTAGGATCTTGCAGTTGGGGAATAAAGGATCCTTGTGCAGCTTAATCTTACCTTGAATTGTACCAGCATTCATGATGCCGATGTCCACACCTTCCTTTTGGAGGGCATCGCTGGCACGGAAATCGTTTAGCTGCTCAAACTTGGAACTAATATCGCTCGAAGTAACTATCCAGTTGGCTGGGCCACGAAGGGTCAACCGGTGGATAATATTCGCGACTTCGAGGGCCTTGTAAAGCAAGGCAATGTTGCGATCCGTGAAGTTCACACTGGCACCCGCAGCGGTGGCAAAGTTGTGAGTCGCACGGACTGCAGCGCCGATGATCAGGTCGTTAATGATTTCACGGTCAATTTCAGCAACCATCTCGTCGGCCATGACGTCGGTCATGGTCTGCTCGGCATCGAGGTTGTGAACTGCCTTGAGGTCCTGGGCAGCTTCAAGCGACCAAGATGTCTTGAGCTTACGAGTTGTGGCCGCAACCGAGTCCGAGTCGATGCTGAGGGTCAGCTCAGGCTGGAATGGGTTGGCTTCCAGGTCGTACTCATAGCTGACCGTGGCAGTATAGTTGGCGCTGGTGATCGTCACCGACCCTGGGTCGATGTTCACATCCACTGCGCCAGTGGCCGTGTTGAAGAAGCTGGCCGTAGTATCAACCGTCATACCCGAGGTTCCAGCGCTTGTCTGGCTATCGTCCAGGACCCAGGTATCGACGTGACCGTCAGCGCCAAACGAAACTTGAATTAGTGGACGATTGTAGTCGCACTGTTGGTTGAACCTAGTGCTCTCGTATAGGTTAACAACCACCGTGCCAGCCAGGATTGGCCTGTGGGCCAATGTGCCGGTGAGGTCCACACCGCCGCCTGATGCGGTACCGATGGTGAGGGCTTCATCGCGTACGTACTGGCTGGAATAGTAGGGGTCTAGTGCCCAGCCGTTCTGCCGTGCAAATGCGGCAGATGTGTTTTGACGCATGATCTGCGTTCCGGCCACCGTCTGGCCCTTATTGAGGGCGTAGCGGTATCGGATGTAAAATACGAGGCTGGCGGGCTGGCTCATCGGCTGCACGCCAACGATGTTGTCGGCGATGAGCTTGGAGTAGCTCTTGCGGATGAGCGGGAGGGCGAATCGGGTGAAGTCGGCAATGTTGTTAGTCGTGGTCACGTCTTCAGTCAACATTGACCGGTTCGCCGGATCCATGTGCTTGTGCTGGTTCTCGAACAGCGTGGCCATGAGTCCCCATTTCTTTTGGGGGACCTCAGTGCACTTGGCAAGCACTTTACTCCATCTCCGGATCATTCCGTTCTTGTGACCTTCCAACGCTTGGAGGGTCGCGTCTTTCGATTCAGTGATTGGTTTCACGTGCATTGTTTTCTCTCAATTACATCGCGTCTGCGATGGCTTCGATGCTGAAGTTGCCGCCAGGACCGACCTGGGGCTTGGGTGCAGCTGGCTTTTTGATGGTGTTTTCAGACACCATCCGAGTGGTTGCTGACTCAGCTGGCTTTTCGTCTTTCTCGTCTTTCTCAGCTTTCTCGTCCTCTTTTGCCTCAGGGATAGGCTTGGAATCAGCAACCATGGATTCCAATGCTCTATTCTTCTTGAGGGCTTTCTCGGCAATCTCGTTAGCCTTGTTGGCTTTCTCGACTGCCTGTTGACGCTGCTCGGTGAGCGTCTTGACCTGCAACTTGAGGTTGTCAAGTTGCATCTTCAAGGCCTGGAGGTCTGCTTGGCTGTCACCATTTGGCTGGATGCCCTCTAGGAGGGCTGTGATTTTGGCCAGCTTGGTTTCAGCAGCCGACTCTCTAATGGCCACTTGTTTCGCTATTTGCTGTTCAACTTTCTGGGCGCGTGATTCGCACCAGATTCTCACCTTGCGAGCAAGTTCTTTCTTGTATGATTCAACTTCCTCAATGCATATTTTCTTGGCCTGTTCATTGCGGGCTTTGAATTCGTCGATGACATTCTTGCGGATTTCAGCTTCCTTCTCAACGAAGGCCGCTAAGATCTTTTCGACCAGCTCCTTGGAGTGGCCTGCTTGCTCGAGCAACGTTTTGATTTTGTCCATTGTCTGCTCCTAAGTATTTTTGAGTTCAGATGTACACGGTTAGTATGGGATTAGGAGATTACTCCGTTTACCGTCCCATGCCAACTCTACTAGCCACCATTACTCGGCCTTTTGCTAGGCCACGTCCACCTATGGTCTTAAATGCTGATTTGGCAGTCGGGAATTTAACCGCTTTTGCGTTTCCAGCTTTCGCGGGCCTATTAGCCGAACCACCCGCATGCTTCCCTAAGCCACATTTCTTATTAACTGGCTTTAAGCCTTTGAAGCCAGCACCTAGGGTTGTTATCCCACTGAGTTTTACCATGTCGGCTCTCCTATGGATGAATGTTGTCCACGCTAAATTATATTTGACAGGAATTATTGCGGTAATTTTAAATCGCCAGTTATTTTCTTAATCTGCCTGGCTATTGCCTTGCCAGATATAGTTCCAGCATATTTTGGGTCACGCCATTTCTTGCTAGTCCGTGCGGACGCGGCAGCTTTCGCTTCATCATCCCATCCGGCTATGCCTGAACATGATTTACATATATAATTTGCATTTCCGCGCATGCGCTGCTTATATATAGCTCCAACAGTGACGTCATGAGTCTTATGGCATTTACTGCATATAATGGATGTTCTAGCGGCATATTTAGAAATCTTGGTCATTTTACTTGCCTGAGAACCTTCTCAATCGATAATGCTTTTAAATGAGCTTCATTATATCCAATTTTACAATACTTCATCAATAATAATTCAAATAATTCATGAGCAAGATTTTCCTCCATATCATCGGCTGCTTCTATCCAAATTTCATTCTCCGGTATAAATTTATATACTACATAATGGCCACCTAATAGAAAATCAGCATCATAATTATCTCTGACATATGCGCCATCTACGATGAATATTTTTATTGAATCCCATATAGTATTAATTAATCTTTTATTCAGACCGATGCTGTCGGCAATTTGATCTGGACTTTGAAACATTAGTCTTCCGGTAAGTCTGACTCATCCGGCTCGTCATGATCTGGCTCATCAGACTCGAGCCTGCCCTCAGAATCCTCATATTCCTCAGGCTCCTCATATCCTTCAGAATCCTTATACTCTTCAGGCTCATCTCCAAAATCCACTAATTCGCGCAATCGTTCAACTGCTTTATCTGGTTGATCGTCGAGGCACTTCATTACAATGTCATGCACTTCATCTGGCTCCATTTTAGACATAGCAATAATCACCTGGTGCAGCGGCGGCATATGCTTATCCGATTTAACCATTGCAGTAAATTTTCGCCATAATTCATGCCCAACTTGTATCAAAAATGGCTCATGCTCAACTTTATCGGCGTTAGCATAAATAACTTTAAGAGTTTTGGAATCATATTGCTGTAAACCGTGAGCTGTTGCAGCCTGCATTACACCTTTAAATACCTCTTGGACTAATATTGGGAAGCATACAGCTCTAGCCTTTACTATTACATCTCTAGACTCTGGCTTCTCTGGCTTTTCTGGCTCTGGCTCTTCTGATTCTTCTGGCTCTGGCTTTTCTGGTTCTTCCGGCTTTTCTAATCCTGCCTCTCCATCCTCTGGGAAAATAAGCCTGGATGAACCAACCCTCGCACCAAGTAGACTTTGAAGATATTGCTCCAAATCAATCACCCAATATTGATGAACAGATCCAACAGCCAGCTTATAGTATAATTGTTCAAGCCGCCCATCAATTGCTTTTAACTCGTCCTTGACCATACCATATATTGACATATATGCATGAACTGCAGAACCCTGCGTCATAGCATGCATTGTAATCCTCTTATTCACATGCTTACGCAATTCCTCATCAGCTTCGGAGAATTTAGGCACCTCAAGCTCGCCAGCTTCATTAGCTTCAATCTCATCCTGATCTAAGACAATCTTAGCATCAATATTTTCTATTGGAAAACCAAGAACTTGATAAGCCAATTGCGCTGCAAGCTTCTCCAATGCAGCATGATGATCCTTCTCAATCTGTGCAATGGCATAAAATATACTCATTGCTTCACGAACACTGGCGTTATGTTTGCGCAATTGCTCATTAGTATACTTATACGCCCCGGCCGCCAATGAAGATCCATATGTAGCTAATATAGGATGCTTACTAAACATATGTTGCAATTTAGGTAAATCATTCCAAAACCTCTTATTGCCAGAAGCAATGTCATCACCCTCAAGCTTGGCTTCCAATATAGCCACGACCCTATTTTCAAAACTTTCAAGCATTAGCACACCTCAATTTTGCGGCTGTGGATCAATGGCCGGACGCGGAACTCTCCAAGGACTGGGATCAAGCGGCATTTTCTTCTTTGGTTTCGGCTTCGCCGGTGCTTTCGTTGGTGGGGCAGCGGGTGGAGCGACCGGAGCTGGTGGAGCGGAAGGCGAAGTCTCAGGAGCTTCAATTAACAGTTTGCTTAATCTGACTATAAGACGATCGGCAAAAGTCATGGTATACCTCCAAGATATATTTGCCATGAAAAACTAATCATGAGACAAATCAACTGGCAACCATTCCGCAACAGCAGCAAGTGGCATATCGATTTTATAGAGCACATCCAGCCAATATCATATGATTCAAAAGGCAAGATATATGACATCTATGATAATCGCGAAGGATTAGAAGCGTCCATTTTTGCGGTCGTACGTTTCAATACTGGATACGAACGCATAGGAATAGTGTTCACACACAACAAATATTGCCACGTATTCACGAATATATGGCCAGGCATTAAACCATTAAGGCTAAGCAGCCTCCCAGAGCACCGATATTATTTCAGACACATGATCCAACTCACAACAACAGACAGAGACGTACTATGGCTAGAGATCATGGGCTAAGAAGGCATATAAAGACATTGCGCAAGCGCAGAGCGCATGATATATACAAATTTGATATATTGGCATTGAAGCGCGCAGATCACATGACGTGTAACTACTATGATTATGATTATGATGATCCGCAATTAAACAAGCAAAATACACAATCAATATTGAAAATGCAAGAGGAAATGCAAGAATTAACTAAATCTGAGCCATTTACGAATCTCGCTGACGAGAGCAGCCTCTGACGAACGATTCTTGCGTGTAACAATGAGTGATTTATTCGACAATATATTCTTGCCCTCCATCAATTGCAAAACCGCAGAAGCAATGCTCGGCTCGGCCACCGCATCAAACGACACAATCCTATACCCACTTAATATCCTCTGAACCCTCTCTTGCCCCTCATTAACCTCCTCCATCTCGCCAACGCCACGAGATGATATGCCAACTTGTATATTGTTCCTAAACAATGTGGCAAGCATCTTTCCACATGGCATATCTTCAAGAATTTCAGCCACACCATATACATTCTTACCTTCCATCCACAATTTTGTTATGACATGACTAATTCTATCAAGGTGCAATTTAGCGTCAGACGGATGGTCAAACTCACCTACCACGGCCCGCTTCTTAATATCCGGCTGTATAATGTCAACGGCTTCCTGCATGACGCTAAGCGGGTACACACGCCCGTTCTGATTCCTCTCATCCGCCTTTTGAAATATACCAGTGATTCTCAATACTTTCTTGCCATTTTGGGCATCAATTGTGGCACTCTCAAGCAGAGTCAATGGTGTAATGGTTCTGATTACATTGGTCGCGACCGTTAGTGCTGACATTGACATACTCCTGATTTATTTTTGCCAGCGGATTGTGGCTGAGTTTCAACTTAATCCCCGCATCACAGACGCGGCTTACCCATCAATCTCAAGGTATTCAACTCGGCCAGACGCAAGAATTCATTCCCGTCGAATCGCGCGTTAATCGCGTCCAAATCTCCAGTCGTATCTGCAACCGTACCTACAGGCCGCTTAATCCAATACACAGGCTCCAGAAAGACAACCGTTGGTGATCTAGTCACCGATTCGTCTGCCCTAAGAATCATTATGATTTCCTTATTCAAAATCCCCCAGGGGAATCAGTGCCTGAGGGTCGCCACGCATAAGGCTAGCCACAGTCACCGCGCGTGCCCAGGGGGAGTCACCGCTTACTCCGGCAAAACTCTGAGGTGGCCGCACAGAACGATCCACCAGTTCCCGCATTGTCTGCAACGAAAACGGCATGTAAGGATGCACCCTCTCCAAGACAACTACCGAGACACGATCACATCCCCGGGTATAATCATCATATTCGGCCCTCGTACAACCCATATCCGAGCCGAAACGATGCCAAGCATCATCACATGGCAGACGGATCACGTCCGCAATCATGGCCTCGCCCACCATGCTACTGTCAGGGGCAGTGGAATAGAGGGTCACACGTTTCCCAATCCATCGATCGGACATCCCCTTGCGCACTTCGACTTTCTTATGCCCGGACAGAATGGCTGAGGCGAATCGCGGTTTGACGCTCATCACCATATCGCTACCCGCATTGCCCGCACGCAACTTAATGATTTTAGACAAGGCTGATGCCCAAACTTCACCAGTGAATGCTGAGCAGTGGAGTTCGTCATCGGATGACCGATATTGCCGGTGGCTCCGTTCGGCCTGAGAGAACGCGAATGAAGAGAAAAACGGTTTCTTCTCCGACCAAAGGCTCAAGGGTAGCGTAAAATGAATCGATCGAGCGCGCCGAACCTCCAGTGTCATCAATGCGAAGAACAGGTCACCAATATTGGCGTCCTGAAATTCCGTGGCAATTCGCAAGTGACAGAATTTAGCATTCCTCCCCGGCTTGACCACACAACTCACAACTGGCCGCCCTTGGTAATAGGCGATAAATGCCGATCTAATCTTTGCCATTAGGCTTGGTTGCACTCGCTCATCGATCCAACGACTAATGCGAGGGTACATCGGCTCGCATTCCAGAATCATCCGGCGCAAGTCTTGCCATGCGTCAGTGCGGGCGCATGCGTCGGTTGCGCCAATGCGCACAATTTTCATGTCGCGAGCGATATTGTCGAAGAGCGAAGAAGTCATGATTTTGTCAGTGTCACTGGCTTCCACGATCAAAAATCTCCAGGATCAATATACCGACACAATACAGGCGTATCACTGGAAGCCATAAGTTGCTGGATTTTTAATCTTAGCTGTCTTCTAGGCTGGTTTCTCAGCTGGTTTCTTGGCTGGTTTCCCAGCTGGTTTCTTGGCTGGTTTCTCAGCTGGTTTCTCAGTTGGTTTCTCAGCTGGTTTCTCAGCTGGTTTCTCAGCTGGTTTCTCAGCTGCGCTCCCAACCTTGCCCTTCTTGAATTGGTACTTCTTTAAAGCTGCCGGAAGTTTGCCCTCTTGCGGACATTCACACGGATAACATTTGCATTTCCCACAGCATTTGCATGGATGGCATTCGCATTTCTTGCAACATTTGCATGGGTCACAATCGCAGATCTTGCAAATATCCACGCATTTCTCTTCTTTTTCAATAATCGGTTTGATTTCTTCAGCCTTGGATTCCTCTACCTCTTTCTCGGTAGCCTCCTCCTCAGCCTCGGCAGCTTCCTCCTCAGCCTCGGCAGCCTCCTCCTCCTCGGCCTCAGCAGCTTCCTCCTCGGCTTCTCCCTCCTCGGCCTCTTCCTCCTCGGCCTCGGCAGCTTCCTCTTCCTCAGCCGCTTCCTCTCCGGCCTCCTCGGTCTCCTCGGCCTCGGCAGCCTCACTACCCTCCCAAGGCGGGATATCTCGATCTATCTCACCAGGTTCAGATGCTGGCATATCGGCCGCACTAACTTCATCATCAGGCAGCGGGCTGGCATCAACTATCGCTGGCTCTTGCTCAGCTGGGGTGGCGGGCGGAGGCGGTGGCTTTGGTGATGCATCCAACCCTGTCCCAGCTACAGGTTCAACCACTGGCTTCACGCTAGCTGTTTCATCACCTGACCCAACTTTGATCCGCACCTCGTCACCAGGATTCACCGTCAACTCAGCAACAGCTTCATCGATTGCTTTTGCCTCATCATTGGATATCGGAGCTAATTGCGTAACATTCTTATCTAGCCATTCAATAAATCCGTCAGCTTCGGCTTCATCATCCGAGATTTCAGAGAAATATTTTGCGCCATCAACTAATTCGGCAGGGATATCTAGCTCAATGCTGCCGTCTTCGCTTAGTAAAACAGCTGGCTCGGCATGATCGAACACAAACCTAACGCCCTTGAACTCACCAAGAACACCATCACCTGATTTGCCGAGCCAGCTGAACTTACCCTCTTTCAAAAGCGCCAAAATCGATGAACGCTTCAAACCGCGCATCTTACGATGAAAGATTGTCTTCCGCTGATCTTCCTTGATGCCCGCGTCGGCTTTAGCAATTTGAGAAATAATCTCGTCTTTCTTGGCAGATTTCTGTTCAGGTGTCTCATGCCCGGCGATTTTCTCAATTTCTTCACTAGCAGCTAATGTGGCATCAGCTAAAGTTGGTTTATTGCGCCGTCCAAATTTGCCAGCTATCTGTTTCATGTTTTTGGCGGCACTCGCAACCTGCTGAGGCGATACGGATGCTTCCGAAACTGGCCCATATTCGTGATTAATATCTAACTCTTCCAATCCCTCTGGAATATGGTATTCAGACGAATCAACCCGTTCATCATCTTCGGCTTCAGTGATTGATCCAGCTACGACTGGCTCACCTTTAAACGTAAATGATCCATCTTTGTCAATGCCGATGGCATCAAAGAAAGCTCGAGCTTTCTCGACGTCCTCGGTCATCGGCTCACCAATCTTTTCCTTAGACTCTGGAATCTCCTCTTTCTTTTCCCCTTCTTTCTCGCCTTCCTCTTTCTCGCCTTCCTCAGACTCTTCCTCGCCACTCAATAATTTGTCAAGGTCAAGCGGCTCCTCCTCACCTCCAGGAGGGGGTGGAAGGACTGGAGCGGGTGGGGCAGCTGGAGCGGGTGGAGCAACTGGAGCAACTGGAGCAACTGGAGCGGCAGCCGTGCCAGCGCCAGCAGCAGTGTTAATAGTAATATTGGTCACACTGCCGCCCGGAGCACCGGTACTAATCGAAGCCGGAGCCGCCGGAGATGGAGCAGCCGGAACAACCGGCTCTTGCGCAGCCTCAGAACCAGGCATCTGGTCAAACTCGTTCAGCGTATTGGATGTATTAACATCTGCCGCAACCTTCGATAACAAATCCTCGGCTTCCATCAAGTCGTTACTATCAGAGTTCTTACCACCAAGTTTTTGAATCAGAAGGTTAACTTCCTCGGCAAGTTTTGGATCGTCAGCGACCTCATTCTGCAAATTCTTCAATCCATTCAAAGCGGCTTGCCTGCGATTATCTTCGGCACCCTCAAATATGGCATCGAGGAACTCGTCATAATCAGATTCGAAATCTTTTGACTCCTCCAGGATTGCGACATTCTCCAGCATAATCGAATTAGCGGCCTTCTGTGCAGTCTTTTTCCAGGCCTCTATGATTAGAGCATGATTGACTTTCAAATTCGTCTTGTATACGAGAGTAGCCACATCATTAGCAAGCGCTTCATTAAACACCCCACATGCAGCCAAGGTATCCCCAATTAATGTCCCAATCTGGCCGCGATCAAGCAGGCAGAATTCTTGCGATTCAGTCAATAATCCAGTTGCGCACTCCACTGCCTTCTCAAGCTTATCAGCCGAAATATACCCTGCTATACCCTTAATAATTTTCTGGAAATTCTCATTAATATATGCATTCTGGGCTACTTTACGCATATTTCCGGCTATGGCCCGGCGAACCAGAAGCTCCGGAATATCCAGGTTAATATCGGAAGTCCTGAATGAACCCTCAATCTTACCTTCGGCGATATTCACTCTATCGACGATGTGTTCGACTATCCTAAGCGCGAGCTCAGATATGTTGGGGTGTACCACACCCTCATTAATCTGGACTTTGCGCACTACCCCATCCTTAGTCCTAACATATCCACTCGCCGGAACCGCTTGGCCACGAAAGCGGTTGGCGGCCATCTTATCATAAACTTTCTCAATCTGTGATGGGTCACCAGTTTCAATGGCATTAACCAGTTGCTGGCATACTGCTTCAAATATGGGGGCCTTCTCAGTGTCAGTAATGGTAATACTATTAATGTTCGTAATATTTATGCGACCGCCTTTCTCACGAATATGATCGGCGGTGTAATATTGACTAGTTTTAACATCTTCGAATATGACCTTATTCGTCTGTAGGGCAACTAGACGCCAATCGGCATTCTGGCTTTGCCCAAGCTTCTGAACGGCCTCTTCGAAGATTTTGACTTGACTCTGCGCTGAGGAATTAATCAGCGACAAGAGTTTCCGGCTGTCCATGGCCACAGAACCAAATGTGGCGGGACGACCTTCATTCCCTTGATTCCGCATGACACGCTCCTAGGGTTAAGATAAAACCTTTCACTAACTATATATTTGCTGTAGATCGTTAAGATGGAGTATCGCTAGATGTAATTGTATCATCCACTACCTCATTTCCATCATTTATCATTAATCTCTTATATTCCTCCTTGACTTCCTGTTCTACTTTTTCGTCGATTAACGATGGTCTTTCTTTACCCTCACCAATTGGCAAGCCAGCTAACTCATTATTCACGCTGAAATATTTATACGGAATGTTATCTGATATTTCATCACGAGTGCGATTAAGTTTGCCAGATTTATTTAGACCTTTAGACTCCACAATCACACGTTTCTCGAGATTATGATCATACCCTGGTATGACACTATCTGCGATCTCCAGCTTCGGCGCATTCTTATCACCCCCACCACCCTCACCACCCTTACCATCCTCATTATCCATATTATCCCCACCCTCTTTATCACCCTCGACCTTATCCATTTTATCAGGCTCCAATAGCCCGCTTATTGGGGGAAGCCCCGGCATGCCCTTGCCCATCTCCTCTCCCTCTTCCCCTTCTCCTTCTTTAGTTTCTAATTCTAACTCCTGAATCTCGTCGGGGCTAAGATCGGTAAATCTACTAACAATCCACTCTGGCGGGAACCATCCCAAATCCTTTAAATCCGCCATAACCCTAGTCCGACCATTCCAGGTTTCCATCCTATATAATTCATCAATAGCATTCGTGGCCGTCATGAAAACACTAAACTCTTTCAGCTGTTCGGCAGTGAACCCAGCCATGGCAAGATGGCAGATGGCAACCTTAGTCAAACCCATCGCCACCTCTCGCTGCACCCATTGTACAGCCTTAGCAAATTCTGAATTTTGCGAGGCCACCGACTTGCTATCATCCCCACCTTCGCCAATCCCAACTCTATTGAAGGGTATCTTCATTGGCGCAATCATCTTCTTCTTAAAATATTCAATGTCAGCAATCTGGTCTAAGTTCTCAGCGCCAGGCAATGTATCAATCTTCGGACCACTACCATCGGGACGCTGCGGTAAAAAGTAATCATCCTCCTGAATCAATGGTGAGAATCTCTCGTTGAAGGTGCCAGTCCTCTGGTCATAAAACCTCATGTTCTTAAACTGACGAGCAATGGTCTGAAGATACTCCGGGACCTCTTTGGTGGGTATGAGGCCAATGGGTATTGTAAACACTCTCTTCTGCGGGGCGCGCGTAATGCGATAAATTAATGCGGCATCTTCCATAAGCCTCAGCTGCTTAAAGGCCTTGCGGCCACCTTCAAGTATTGACATTCCATATGGCGCAAAAATATCTTCATAACTCAATAACCGCATATGCATCGTCTGCCATGGATGTAAAAATGTGGGCTCGGTCATAACCTCATCTTGGAAAAAGAAACCCACTAGATCGCCGAACTTGGTCTCTATGCGCGTAAAGTTATAAACATTCATAAACTTCAGCGAAGCCACACCAGTTCGCTTATGGTTTGGTACAATCTCAAATGGGGCATCACCGTATTTACAAAGATATCTGACCATCGCCCGAATATTATTGTCTATAAGCAATCGGCCGAAGAACAAATCCTCTAGCTCACGCTTTATAATCCTAGACTTTGCCTTGATTATGATTGTATGCTTATATTCCGGATCAACCAGCGAAGACTCATCTGCATATAAATCGAGACATAAAGCAATCTCACCCACTTCACTCATCTGATCGTAATCTTTATACCGCTCTAGGCGATTGATCTGTAAATTCGTCTGGTCTAATAACGATTGTTGCTGAGAGAAATTTAAGAACTGCCCGCTTGCAATCATTCTCTCAAGAGACGTCTGATCTTGCAGTAACCGCTCTTGCTGATATACTCCAGCCTGCCTGGCGAACGCACGAATTCTATCAAACAGTGCCCAGCTCATATAGTATATTTACTTGGAAAGACAATAATCTTTGTCCCGTCTAGACAATGGCAAAAATATAATATGTACAAATTATCTTTCGAATATGATGTGTTTATCGCACCAAATTCATATTATCGGCTACATAGCATAACATTAACTGGCACTGACTTGGCGCATGAAATACAATTATCTAACGATAAAATCAATGCAATCGCAGCCAAGCTTGCTGACCCACAGATTCGAAACATATATGATGACTATAACGATACATTCCATGGTGCAGACCCAATGAGCATCATAATAGGTTCACAAATAACCATAGACCCACCAATTGATATCAATGCATTACTGTCCGCGCAAAACATTTATATGCACAACGCATTTCAACAATACAAATCACTATATAGCATGGAACTAGTATCGATAGTAATATTATCTGGTATAATACATGTAGTGCTCGCTGGCATAGGCGCAAATCATAGAAAATACATAGCCAATGCCGACGAAATTATCCAACCATTCTTTAAATTCGACAAGCAACGACTCACAAGCCAAACCTTTATGGACATAATAGACACAATTAAAAACATGCCACGCCAAAAAGCAAGCATGTCAGCCAACGACATCGTAAAAGCATGGATGTCTAAACTCATCAACAATATCGTATTGTGGAAAGGCTTAAGTACATCAGATAAATTCAAGCTCAAAGTATTTCTAAGAAAGTATGGCCAGCCAATAAATTAGGGCAAACATGGCACCAATAATACTAATGGGGCCACAACTCCCCAAAACACCAAGTATGCTGGTCAAACCAGAATCAGATATATCGTGGATATATGGAATCAAAGAAGCCCTAGCACGCACGCCAAATGGCGTGGGGCTAGCCGCCCCGCAAATAGGAATTAATGAACAAGTAGCATACATCTGGACACACCGTAAATACGGATATTTTATAATTAACCCTGAAATAGTCTGGGCAAGCCCACAACACGTACTCGGAATTGAAGGATGCTTATCATACCCGGGATTGACGGGCAGCGTCTCACGGTCAAGAGCAATATCGGTAAACTATTACGACGAAAACTGGATAAAACACAATATACGAACAGAAGGCCTAGAGGCCAGAATAATCCAGCATGAGATGGATCACTTTTCAGCTATCTGCCAGATTGCAAAAGATTAATAGCTAGTTGGTGATTAACGATCAAAAAACTCGTCAAATACTTCACAATGCGGATTAATGCTTCACGCAACGTTGCACTATCATAGACATTAATCTGCATTATGAATTACTCCATCGACTGGCCTGATCAATATACGAACCCAGCCCGGATCACCGCATTAATCGCTACAGCGGTCTGATCCGTATCCCATTCACCCCGACCACGTGAACGCAACAGCGCAGCAGCGGCAGCAGTATCCGCCACACCCAAAACATCAGCCAGACTTATATCCGGATTCACATATGCACGCTCCACGAACGTCCCCGTAGTATCGATCAACTCCCAATCGCTCTGATCTAGAACACTGCCGTTGACGTACCACTGCAGCGACGGCGAGTAGTAGTTATTCCCAACGAACGTCGCACCGCCCTGGGTGCTGTCCAACCATACCAAAGCCTCGCCAGCGGCAACTTCCTGGAACTCATTGCTGCTGTACTCGATGTCATCCGGGACTCCGTAGTGCTGCACTGGGTTGCGCCAGTCATACACTATGTTATCTGAGACTGTACCGATTGAATCGCCCAAATCAAACCCCCGGCCGTAAGGGTCGGCGGATAGATCATGAGCGATGATATTGCCAGTGGCAGATAGAGTGCTGATGTTGCCTCCGACGATTCCAAATGCCAACGGGGTAGCACCAATGTCCTCCCCGTCCAAGATCACATTGTCCGTTATGGTTCCCGTAACCCCTCCGGGATTAGGATCGTCGCCAATTCCGACTTGAATGCCGATAGCATTGCTTACACATAAGTTGTCAGTCGTGCTTCCACCGGCCCGGACTTGCATGGCATGGCTAGACGAACGCAGGATAATATTCTTGCGGACAATCGCGTCGTCAAGACCGCAAGCATTGTTTAAATAAATTGAATGATTGAAAGCCGATCGCAACGACGCGTCGGACGCCCAACCACAGCCATCAAATAGACATTCCTCGATGAGGATGTCCGTTGGACCGCCACTAGTCCCATCACCGGGATAACCCATGTACAAACCCTGCGAGTGGGCATCGGAACACCACATGTCCAGGAACATGCAACGGCGGAAGCTGATGCCCGCGACCACATCGGAGGTAGTCGGGTAGCCCTGTATAGCGTTGCCCTTGAACCATCTGATTACACAGTCCTCGAACAACAACCTCGTTGCGCTACCAAGCCAATAGATGCCTCCGTCGGCCCCATTATTGCTGTAGCCCGGCACCGTGCGATCGCGTGTATCTGCATAGAAATCTAGGCCGACAAACGCCACGTCGTGAACATTAGCCCCACGAGTCACGGCAGCATTGGTCCCACATTCCAAGATCGGCCTATCCCCTGATCCATAGGTCGCCACCACGAACCTGTGTGTGGCATCCTGCCCGCTGAGGTCCCAATCTTCCAGGGTCTCAGACCATGTGTCCCCACACTTCAATAGAATCTGGTCCGGGTAGCCATCACGGACTAATGTCAGCGCCTTAGCAATCGTTGCCACAGGATCGGCGATGCCACCAGTGTCACCATCATCGCCCAGGCTTGACGACACATAGATGACCACAGCGCCTACGGGCGGCGAAATGTCAGTCCATCCACCTCCACCGGATGCACTCGAGCTGCTTGAACTGCTAGATTTGCTAGAGCTACTGGAACTGCTTGATTTACTAGAGCTACTGGAACTCAAACTGCTTGAACTGCTAGATTTGCTAGAGCTACTGGAACTGCTCGATTTAGAGCTTGAACTCGAACTTGATTTACTAGAACTACTAGAACTGCTTGATTTACTAGAGCTACTAGAGATACTAGAGCTACTAGAGCTACTAGAACTCAAGCTGCTTGAACTCGAACTAGATTTACTGGAACTACTGGAACTACTGGAACTACTAGATTTACTAGAGCTACTGGAACTAGAGCTTGATTTGCTAGAACTGGAGCTAGAAACACTAGAACCGCTAGAACTGGAGCTAGAAACACTAGATCGACTACTAGAGCTACTAGAGCTACTAGAACTACTAGAGCTACTAGAGCTACTAGAACTAGAGCTTGATTTGCTAGAACTGGAGCTAGAAGCACTGGATCGACTACTAGAACTACTAGAGCTACTAGAGCTACTAGAGCTACTAGAGCTACTAGAGCTACTAGAACTACTAGAGCTACTAGACTTGGAACTAGAACTGCTACTACTACTTGATTTGCTACTGGAGCTCGATGACGAGGAACTGGAAGATAAGGATGAGCTAAAGGATGAACTAGATGATGAACTGGAGGATGAACTAGACGAGAACGAGGATGAATTGGAAGATAATGACGAACTGGAGGACGAGAATGAACTGGAATAGGATGAGGATGAACTCTCCCAAATCGGTAGTACGCCGGTCACCGCGACATCTCTTAACACTCCATACCAATCAATACTATGCCCGCCAGCACAATCCACCGGCGGTAACACAAAGAATTTATTAAACCTACCAGTATTTTCAAAGAATTCAACCCTAGAACCAGGCACAGCCTGCAACGCCATAGCCAACGGCACAGTACATTTTCCCTGCAATCCTGCCAAAGCTAATTGTTGATCCAGAACAGGAGATGTTAATACCGACGTTGGCTCGAGACCGGGAACAACTATAAGGTCTCCGGGCTGCACCGACAATTTTCTCTCAAGCAAAATATTAGCCACTGGCTCACCTTATAGTCTACCTTCATAATCATGGCACATTTCTCGCAAACTACCAATAATGCTGCTTGGCCCATGAGATCTACGCCAATCAGCCAGAGCCATATCAAACGTACAACTCACACGACGCATCTGATAATTATCCTTGCTTTTATATTCCCGATTGGCGATGAGTAGCAGCCGATACCCACTGGCAACATCTGGATTATTGACGAGATTTTTCCTGCATATCAGATACAATGGGCCTGAACCAGTAGACAAGTAATGAGCAGCAACAAGTGGATATCCAAGCGACTCGTCGCCAGCTGTAAAAGCTACAAGACGGCGTGTCTGGCCAGACTTTGGATGCCAAGCTGGGTATGTATAGTTAAGATATTGTTTATATTTCTCGAAACTTTCTTTATCATGCACTTCATCATATAGATGTTTTGTGCACCATGTGGTATCACCACTAGTCTCTGCCCTAGTCCAATACGCCAAAGCCTCGGGCTCAGATAATTCAATAATCCAATATATGGTATTCTCCTTATTACGATCGCCAGCCTTATATGGCGGAATTATAGCCGATGCGCTTTTGCCAACGATTATTGGATGTTCAAGAACTATCTTAAAACCACTGTTTATAAACTGACTGGCTTGCTCAATGCCAGATTTCTCGGCCGCCAGTCGTTCCTGCCGCTTACTCAATGGAATTTCAGCAGTTTCAATTTGTGCGACGTCCCTTATTAATTGTGCTGGCTGTCCAATATACATCATTATGTCGCGCTTATCAGCTGGCCATCTAGCCGTACGTGATAATGACGCGAATTTAACCAGCGCTTCTCTAATAGCAATACAATCTTCCGCAGCCGTCGGATCGCGCGCTATGGCCGCTAGATCATGGCCAAGACTAAACCCGCGCGCCATAGTGTTCGCCCAGAACCTGGCATAGGACTTTCCTGGAGTTGGATCCCATATATCTTCAAATGCCTTAAACCACGCGGCGGCTGCATTTAGATCAGATAATTTATCCTTTAAAACCCATACACTACGCGGACCAAGCAACACACCAGGACGATCCGCCGACCCTATTAACTCTATTAACTTATACTTCTTAACATCGTCGGGCTGAAATGATTCAAATGCCTCTAGAATGTTGTTAATGGCTTCCACGAATTCCATGGCTGCTCCTTTGGCTCCTTATTAATAAATTTGAATTAATAATTATTCACTAAATCTCAGAATTAAGCAAATCCCTCAAATTGACGCTATCTTTACCGATTGATGGAGCTACCGTCTTGTAAGCCGAGACCATTTTGGCCATAGAATCCATTAGTTTTACGCCATCAGCGTTCGTGCCAGCCAATGTGGCTAATAATGAGCATAATCCCTCTATATGGCATTGCTTGGCATCATCTCCCTGCGCTTTTGCAGCTATAAAGTTTATATTTTCCATAATCATGGCCCTATCGCCATCCATTTGCTTCAATATTTTACTTTTAATGTCATTAAAATTGCTGACCATCGCCTCTATATCTGTAGATGTAGGCGGGGTAGATACTGTGGGTAATGGAGTGGGTTGTTCTACATCGGAGATGGTCTCCGGCTTATCCAACTCGTCCAGCATGGTCTTTAATTCTTCATTCTTGGTAGTGTCAGCCATATATCCTCCTATAAAATATATTTACCGGAGAAAATATGATTGACAAAACACAACTATATGCATTTGTAACAAAATGTAAGCAATCACCGGCATATTTCATACAGTCATGCTGCAAGGTTAAGCATTCAAATGCCGGGATATTGCCATTTAAACTATTCAGCTATCAGAAACATTCTCTGGACATGTTCACCCAGAATAGGTTCGTGTTGTTCAAAAAATGTAGACAGCTGGGGATTAGCACTCTCTCCGGGGCTTATGCCCTATGGACAGCGATGATGTTCAGCGATAAGACCATATTGATAATGTCCAAGCGAGACCTAGACGCCAAGGAATTCCTGGCTAAGCATATAAAGTTTATATATGATTACCTACCGCCATGGATGCACGATATATGGCAATTGTCTAAAGTAAATGAACATGAAATTGGATTTAATAATGGCTCCATAATACGTTCATTGACAACTTCCAAGAACACATTGAGAGCAAATGCCTCATCTCTTAATATAATAGACGAAGCCGCATTCATCCCAGACATGGACCACGTATGGGCATCCGGCTGGAGCACAATAACTCACGGCGGGCGCGTAATAGTCATATCAACACCATGCGGCGTTGGCAACTGGTATTGGGGGGAATGGGTAAATGCCAAGGAAGGATTAGGAGTATTTAGCCCAATAGAGATAAATTGGTGGGATATGGATTGGATATTATCATGGAAAGACAAAATGACCGGGAAAACAATTAGAATTGCCCCAAGAGATGACATACGAGAATGCATGGCAAAAGAAGAGCTAGAAAAATATGGGCCATACTGGTCGCCATGGCTAGAAAATGAATATAAAGCCCTAGCATCCAAAGGTGAAAGCCACCTATTCAAACAAGAACTATTGGGAGAATTCATAGGATCGGGTGGTACGGTCTTAAGCTCCCTAGCCATCAAGACAGCTGGTAAACACGTCAAAGAGGTAGACACCCCCAGAACTTCAACACAACCCATAACTTATAACCATCCAATAACTGGCGATAAGATAGAATTAGACATGCGAGGCATCGATGATACCGAAGGATTATGGGTATGGCAAGAACCAATAAAAGGAACACCTCCAAAATTACAGAATGGCAAATTGGTGGGAGGCAACAAAGGCCATAAATATACAATAGGGGTCGATGTATCAACCGGCAAGAACAACGATTACTCGGCAATATCAATATGGGATATAGATGGAATGGCTCAAGTGGCAGAATATATGGGTAGAGTACAATTAAAAATGTTAGCGTATATAATTGACTATCTCGGGAGATATTATAACAACGCCATCGTCTGCGTCGAACGCAATAGTTACGGTGAAGGAGTTATTCAAGACATCGAAAACAGCCTAATGTACCCGAATTTATGGCGAAAGAAAATCGGCGCACAAACTGGCTTCTATACTAGCGAGGCGTCAAAGCCAACTATTAACAAAGCACTGATAACTTATATAGCCGAAGACGAAGAGGCCGGGTACAAAGTTAGAAGCGATAGACTATGGAAACAATTACAATTATATATTAGGCAAAGAACTGCCACTGGATATGACACCAATAAGACTGGCGCACAGCCAGGCAGGGGCAATTTCGACGATCTCGTAATAGCAGCCGGGCTGGCTTTCGTGGCCGCCTCTGATTTCTCTGATAATGACCCGATGGCGCTTATACCGGCAAACACAAAAACAATGAATATGTTACCGGGAATCAGTGCCGATATTGGCCCGGCCAAAGAAGAACAGCTAAAGGCCTTATCAATTTCAAGCAATGATCCGAATGTTCTCCCGCCATTGTCATCAAACATCATGGATTTCCAAATGGATAAACAAGAAACGGTAGAAGCTGAATTAGCGAAGTTCTCTAAACAATTAATATCCTCAAACCAAACTATACCCATCTCCAAAATCCGGAAACACACCATTAAAGCACCTAGATAATATTCAAATAAAATATAGCAATCAGACAATAACGTTAGCATACGGCGCAGTCACAAAGCTACGTCAACCATCAACTTATCCAACGGAGACGTGGTCACTGTATTCCTACAATATACGGAGACGCCAGGTGCTGCTACTCAAAACCTAACCCTGACAAGCACACCTGGCACCCTGGCCAATATTATATATGATATTTAAGATATTATAATTATACAAATGACCGCCAATTTTTGCCCTTATAATTCTTTTTTACGTAAGCTTTAACCATGCGCACATTCAGTTTCTTACGCAAAAAATTTGAAATATGGCTATTTGAGAGCGGCGAACCATTTATAGATTTATCACATCCGCACTTAATAAACGCCTGGCGAATAAGATCCAATCCCCAGCCAGCCTGAGCGGCGTATTTTATGGATTTGCGAAAGAACGGGAGCGCAACTGTTTCGTTAAAAGTGATTGTTTTCATACCATAAAAATACATGCGGGCTGGCACATTATTCTACGTTCTCATAATGCAATATTAGAATTTCACAACTACACCTTCTCAATTTTATGACAATTTTGATCATAATAATCACGATTCTGGCCATATTTATTTATGGCATCAATCACTTCAACGTAATCCTGACAAAAGATGAATGATTGATATCCCATAATGTGTGAAATAGCAAATGATGGCATTGAATTTCTAACAATAATGGCTGGCGTTCTCGTCGTCGCAGCAATCCATGCCATCCCACTCATTACGCCAACGAAAATCTCCACTTTCGACATCGCTTGTGAACATTGATCGAGCGTCATCGGAGCACCCAACATAACCGGGGTAAAACCAGCGTCAACAAATGATTTTAGAACCAGATTTTCTATCTCCACGCTCGGAAAATTCTTGACACTGGCTCTGGATCTTGCTCTAAATTGGTACCCAATTTGCCTAGAATTATTCTTGACGAACTGGTGTTTGTTCAATAGGAACGGCCTATGCCGATACTTATGCCACGACTTTTCGCTCCGGTCACACCAATGATTTGGATCGTCTTTAACAATATGGAATTTGCCATTTTGTATTATCTTCTCAATTTCATAGTAATTATGGCAAACACGCCGCTTAACGATATCGCGAGCAGCGTTGAATTTAACGTAATGATCGGATAGTCGGACACATTTGCCTATGGCTTCGCTCTCATTAGAAATATAATTCAAGGTCATAATGCAATCGCCTAGATGAGTTCCCCAAATTGGAGCGTAAATTTTATCAGTGAACTCCATAGCGATCTACCACTTCCTTGTTAAACGCAATTACTTCCTTAAGACCCGGGCCGCCATGGGGCATGGTGGCAACGTAATGATATCGCCTGACACATTTAGGCCAAGGCACAGAATACGCACTGCCACGTAACTCTTTTGATGAGCCAACGCTCCTATCATTATCCTCGATGATGAAAATACATGGTAATTGCATATTCTCCACATACCTCACCGCTTCATAGAAATGGCCTTCATCTTCCGCCCCGTCTCCAACAAAGCACCATACCTTATTCGGACTGCCATTAAGCTTGAGGCTAAAAGCGACACCCGCGGCAATGCAACACGTTCCAGCCACAATGGATGACGTAATAAACTTAATCCGTCTGTCAAAAACATACATACTCTTACAATTTTTGATCTTGTCAATTAAATCTTCGCGCCGACCGCCCTTTAGAAGATAATGGTAATGGGAACGGTGGGTCGAAAAGACGTAATCATCGTCGTTGATTTCCCTAAAGATCTCAATCAACTGGTCCTCGTTGCCATCTGAGAAATGAATCGCAAAAGGTAAGATGCCTTCCCGAAATATTTCAATTACATCTTTCTCAAAATTCTTCAATTCATCGGCGGTGTAATTAAACATAGTTGTCTCCGTAAGCGCTAATTATGTCATGCAAGAATTTATTCTTGGCATCATTAGCGCACTGACAATTACAACATTTCATTGCGTCAAACTCCATAAAATGCTTCTTGGTCTCTTCGCTGAACCACATCTGTCGAAAAGATTGATTACGGATATTGCCTATAATGGCATCAAAAGAATAGGATTTGTTGTGACAATTATAGACATTATAATCGGCTCCGATGGCTGGGATGATCTGCTGGATAAAACATTTATGATAAGTCCTACTCATCTGGTCTTTCTCGATCCGATAACTATGGTATATCTTAAAAGTATCGCACTCATGTTTCTTGGCGGCCTGCAAATTTGCTAAAACTTGCTCGCGAATTGGTTCGTGATACGCTAGAAAATCGTCAAACCAAACTGGCGAGAATCGTACATTATCTACGCCGAGGTTCTTCAACAAGATGGTGGCATATTCGATCTGATGATAATTATTTTTGGTTATAATAAAATTAACAGATATATTGCAACCTGACTTTCTGCGTCTCGCAAAATCGTCAATGTTTTTAATTATGGCGTCAAAAGTACGAGCTGTACCACGTCCTGATTGAATGAAAGATCCAGCGTCATAGTAATCCATTGAGATACGAACCCATTTAGCATCAGTTAATGCCGCAGCCCGATCTCCGCTCAATAATTGGCCATTCGTTATGATGGATAGATCAATCCCATTTGCTTTAGTTTTATCAAGAACCTCAACTATATCGCGATGAATCAACGGCTCACCGCCTCCAGAATAAGTTACCGCTTTTACACCCATTATTCTAAAATCATCCAATATCTCAAGTAGCTTTTCCCTAGAAAGCCGATCAAGATCATTCATCTCATTATGCATATTGGATAATTCCGAGCGATAAACGCAAAAGAAACAATTATGGTTACAACGATTGATTGGTTTAATTCTAACATATATAGGCGCAGTAACCGTACCATCCCTCAAGGAAATCAATTTGTCATTAAACCAAGCCAGCTTAAAATTACTATATATGTTTGACGTCATATTGTTATATTTGATATATTTAACATCACGTACGATATAGATCATTTTCTTCAATAATCATATAACTCTGTGTAGAATGATAAGCCCGCATATAAGCATCAAATATTTCATTTTTATCCAATAATTTTATGACCGGGAAATGCACCAATTCCTTAACTTGCTCCGTAAAATCCTGGGTATGCGTACAACCTGAAAACAACGGCGTCGTCCTTCTACCAACGCACACTCTAACGATCACTTTAGGCACAAACTGCCCGTCGGATATGTCCGCGAGCTTATCCAGGTGATTAATGATGGCATCAAAGGCATTTAAAATAAAATCAAATCTTTCAAAAAAGACGATGGGTTTATGGCCTTCTAAGCTCATCCCTATTGCCAATCCCATCATTAAATTTTCAGCGACAGGCGTCTCAATAATCTGGCAATCCGGCACGTCCTTTAACGTACCATTTGCTCGATAAGAGTTTTTGGTATTGCAGCCAATAAAGACCGTCTGCTTATCCTCAGCTAAGCATTCCATTGATCGTTTTAATTCTGAGAAATATGTCACCATAAAGTATAGTTAAGTCTCGAAATGAGTGGTCCCGGTATGGATGGAACCTTCAGATACACTTTGTTACTCCTTGCGATTGGCTAGATGATTCGATAGCCTCCCGCATTTAAATACAATCGCAGCTTCATGCATGCTCAATATCTTCCGGAGTGCTAAATAGTAAATATTTTCTACCGCCTATATTCACCGCATTCGCTACATCATATCCTTGAATTATAGTATATCCATGGTTACCAAGCCAGCTCTTGGATCCGATCACAACATTAATCGATTCCGCCACAGATTCAGCGTCATCCGCACCTTCCAACATAACCATATCTTTATTCTTAGTTCCAGCTACCTTAATCTTATTTCCTGGAACAATAACCTCTAGTAATTTTGTGGTCTCAGAACAAAGCGTCGGAGCAGCTATTTGTTCATCAATTACCGGGCGTATGCGTCGGTCAGTCTTAGGAGAAAGGCCTAGGTCCTCTACCTCCGACTTAGTTGATTCAATCATAGACTCTGGCTCGGATGGCAGAATATCTGAAGCCCCCTGAGGTGATATCGATGCGACGGTGGAATTGCCCGCACCAGCTTCAGCGGCAGCGGCATCTTCTTCAGCGGCATCTTTAGCTTCAGCGGCATCTTCAGCGGCATCTTTAGCGGCAGCTTCAGCGACAACTTCAGCAATTGCATTATCAATAGCCTGCACAAGACTCTCACTGCATGCGGCAACAGTCATCGGCTTATCGCACGAGCATAAATCACAAATCTTAGAAACCACATTGGCAATGACGGAATCCTTATCAATCTCGGGTTCAAGCTTCCCGCATAAAGTAGACACAAACAATGACAATAAATTGGACGTCATGGCTAGAATAGGTCCTTCATCTTCCCCACTCTCATCCTGAGCAATCGCTACTGCGTCAGGCAAGTCAGCCGATAAATCAGCATCAAAATTCACCATTCCGGCATCAGGCTCTGCTGGAACCTCAGGAACATTGCCAAAAGCATCCGCATCCACCGATCGTAGTTCTAAGTCCATTTGCTATCTCCGTTAAAATATCTTTGCCTGCGAGTCTCGACTAAATGTAACAACCCTATCTTCATTTAAAGCATTGCAAAAAGCATCACTATACGTATCCGAAACTATAATATTAAACATTGCAAGCTTCGACACATCATTGCTGACTGACTCAATCCATACCACTGGAAAATACTTGGAGACAATAGAGGCATCTCGCATAGCCCGTTCTTTCACTACCTTCACGGCCGCATCATCACTAATCATGGCAGCGTACGGGCCAATCTTCTTAGACTCCCCAAGACTCACGATACGCATTTTCTTCAGCGACCTACGGACATTATCCCACCTAGATGGAAGCTTATCCAATATTCTCAAAACAGTGATGGGATGCTTGCACTCCCAGAATCCTGCCACAACATCCTGATCTTTAAGTTCAATGGCTTTACGCAGATACTCTACCGATTCAGTAATCTTGTCAGCAATCTTGCGACGCGCTATCTTAGCCAATTTCTTGCGCAATCTCTCATGCTTATCGCCTTTATAATTAGCGTCCCCACGACTTGTTTGCCTCGGATTAGTATCTGATTTGCGCTTGACTACTGGGATCAAATTTCTATCAGATATTGGTTTCTTTGGCCTGACCGTCCTATGCAGTCGCTCATGAGTGCTCTTTGGGAGCGCTTCATTCAATATTTTCTTCGACCGGGTCTGGGTCCGGGTTCCTGACCCTGTATCTCGGACGTTCGTTGATCGGGGAATCTGTGAACACATCGCCTTGCAACCTCACCATTTTTAAGAAGCTAACTATCTGCGATCTAGGCATTCCAGAAATCGTCACAAGCTTACTAATCAAACCATCATATGGCCTGTCATCAGACTCTGAAAGCTTCTTAAGGGCCTCCAAGATCTTAACATAACCAGAGTTATATTTGAATAGCTCCTCGGCCTCTTCCATAAATCTTCTAAAACATACACTATTAGGCTTGTGGCGATAATCCAAATACCCACGATATGTTTCACTATTCTTCTTATCCCTACTTTCCTTCTTAATATATGCAAGAATCACAGTACGAGATATCTGAGACCATAGATTAAATATCTTTGATATACCTCTATATAGTATCCTATCAGGCACCTTATGGCATTTGGGACATCGTAACTTCAACTTAATGATATTGATTGGACTAATAATACCATATTCGCCGTCCTTTAAATTATATAGGCATGATCTATTCGGGCTTTGAGCGCTATAGCAATTCGCGCAATGCGGTCTAGCCCTATACTTATATAATGTGCGCTCAATCTGTATCCAGGCGGTCTGGGCCAAATCTCCGAAGGCTGACTCTTCACTACCTGGGTATATCCTGTGCAAATTGTGAGCTCTGATGACTTGCTTAATAAGTTCATTGGCATGAGACATGATTTGGTCGCGTAATGCTACTTCAGTACATCCACCCCATACGTATTTTAGTAATAAATCTTCGACCACATTGTTGTCAAAATATAATTTTCTATCGCTATTTGATTTGACATATACTACTTCTGGTATTTTGGGTATCATGGGCTTCCATTTTGTTATTATATTTACTAGCTATTGGATATGTGTAATTTTGCATCTAATTGCTTCTGGCTTGGCATACGATATTTTGACTTAATAAACTGCCTAGCTGTAATAATTTTATCACCCCATACCACATTTGCTCTATAGCCCATTGCGACTATGTTCTTCAATCTACTTTTAGAATGTTCATATAGATATTTATTACCCATCATGAAGAAATCATAAACATACGAAAAGCCCCTCTTATTCTTACGGATGGCCCTGCCGACTTTCTGGTCAAAGTCAGACCACATTTTGCCGCCAGTGGCAATAATTAGGCTCTCGCATCCACCCTTTAAATCAAGACCACGCTTGATTATCTTTCCACCTATCAAGACTTTAATCTCACGCCTCTCAAAAGCGTGTATGGCATTCCACCTATTTTCACTATTTGTATTGCCATATATAAAAACCGAGCCCGGTATAATTTCCTGTAAAGCGGTCCCTAGCGTTATATCCTCTACTAATATCAGCACACCATCCCCCTCATTTCTGGAAGCATGTTTAGCTATTCCGGCAACTTTAAGATGAAATTCCTTGTTATCAATTATCTGCTCTTTCTTGGCAATATCATATACTGTTCTATCATACTTCATGCCAGGATCGCCAACTACAACCATATTATACCTAACTGGTATAATCTGGTTAATCGCCTCAAGCTCAGCCCGACTAGCCTTAGCGATCACTGAACCAAGCCTCTCCTTCAAAACTAGATTCTGGACAGGCTTAGCCGGATCAAAACATGTGCCAGAGAAACCATATCGACGCCTACCGTTAAACCAATGCCTGAACAATTTCGAAAATTGTGGGCCAGACGCCTTATCGGCCTCATCAACCATTAACAGATCACATTTTTTAACCAACTCTTGCAATACCCTGGCATTCTTACGCCTAGTCTCAAACGCCTTTATCTTCTTGGCATAGGACTCTGGCGTATCATCCTCGACCTTGGCAGGAGGTTGAACTGGATAATCCAGTGACTGTATTAACCCAACAACTATTAGTTGATTATTTGGCCGCTTTCCGGCACAGAACAGCCCAACTTCCTCAGCGACTTTGCGCAATTCAAGTCTAGCTTTGATCTGTTCAATTACTATAGTCTGATCGCAGATTATGACTGTCGGGCAATTCATTATCTTGGCTATCCCAGCTGCAACGTCGGTCTTACCTCCTCCTACTTTAATATCTATTAATCCAACTTCCGCTCTGCACGCAGCCTTAATTGCTCTCATCTGATGGTCATAAAGCTGGATGCCGGACAGCAAATCCTTGGTGATGCTATTTGGGTCAGGCGCTGGATATTCGGCGGGCGGCCTATCATCGACGACAGTCAATGGCAATCGATATACAGCGCACACCTCGCGCAATTCACCTAGCAAAGCTCTACTCATAACCTTTCTATAACTATTATACTTCCTATACCATCCATCAAATGACCCACCGTGCATATCAATATACATAGCCTTCGGATTCCTGACTGAGAATGCCTTAATGATCAAATTCTCCTCAGCCTGTGAGATCTGCTCAAGCTTGATTATTTTATTATTAACTATTCTAGCTAACATTACAGTCGTCACCCAGATATCTTTTGGCTGCCTCTCGGATCTCTTTAATCATAACATATTTCTGTCTAATGCGCCATAGTTCATCATATGACGGGACCATTAATCTATGTGCTTCCGACACGCCGCGTAATGCCTTCAAGCATCTTTTTGAAAATATTATATATAATTTTGACACCCCACCGGATTGATACCATTTAATTATATTTATATTATCTATACCTCCATGTTCATTCACAAATCTCTGGTTCATCTTAAGTACGGCGCAAGCTTGTCTAAATATTTCATGGTTCATTTGCATATCTCTATAACCTATATCTAATATATTATCCATCGATAAGATGGCCATGCCTTTGCTATATAATATCCTATTGTCTTTACAGTATTTAACTATTGAGAATATAATCGATTTAACGGCTATATCACTTACTCCCCATTCATCTATTTTCTTAACAAAATGTTCCAAATATCGCCATTTATATGTTTTTTTGGGGTCAGTACCTATTGGAAAAGATATCTTCATTCCGGCAGCGCCAAATGCAGCCTGGCAATACTTGAAATATTTATAAATTCTGGCCTCACAATCACTACGAGCATGAGCAATGGTACTTATGCCGGAGCTAGACATGGCTACAGCTGAAAATACTGAACAGAAACCAAAAATCCCAGAAGCCGTCCAAAAATATGATCCAATACAAAAACAATTAAACTCAGACAATGATGTGGCTATAGCCGTAATGATAATATTCGATAAAACCCTAGAATCACCACTAATATTCCACAAGGGTACAACATATAACTGTGCGGCAGCTGGATGTGAATTGGCAAGATATCTGAAACGCAAACTCATGATAAGTGATGAATTAACAGCATGAACCAAACAAATCAAACTCCCCAAATAACCTGCCACCACGCTGACGCTCTACAATTCATGCCAGTCTATGGGCTGTCCCCGGACCTGATAATCGCAGATCCGCCATTCAACATCAACCATGTCTACCTAGATATAAATGATAATCTGCCGCCGATTAAATATCTGACATGGACAGAAGAGTGGATAACCATGGCCGTATCAATGCTCAAGCAATCCGGTAATCTATTGATATGTATGGACGACAAATATGTATCAGATATCGACATGATATGTAGGTCTAGTAAATTACACCGCCAAAATTGGATAATATGGCATTACGGATTTGGGCAAAGTGGCAAACTAGACACGCGCAAGAAATTCACCAAATCCAAAATGCACATATTAAGATATACTAAAAATAAACATAAATATTATTTCGACGCTCCATCCGTAGCCGTAAAATCATTCAGACAACTAAAGTACAATGATAAGAGAGCCGACAATCGCGGTAAATGCCCAGACGATGTATTCATAATGCCCAGGATTGCCGGAACACATAAAGAAAGAATCAAAGGCGTCAGCACACAAATACCGATTAATTTGCTAAAAATATGGATAAACGCAATGTGCCCGCCAGACGGTTTAGTCTTCGACCCATTCTCTGGCAGTGGGAACGTCTTACTAGCGGCCAAATCAATCGGCAGAAACAGTGTGGGTTGCGAAATCAGTAACATGCGGTATAGCATTATACATAATAGGATTAACGCTGCTGTTTCTCATAATAATACTGCTGCTGAATATTACCAGGTATGATCAATTCATTCTTGCCAACCTTATATGGCAAGAAAACCATAGCATTGCTATTCGAGGAAATAGTTAGGCTAACACTCGATTCCACTCTGGCGTACATCACATAACCAGTAATTGGTATCGACCGCAACACTGGGTCGGTACTCCACGCTCTAACCACGTCGGACGCTATGTCGCTCGGCGTAACAACATTAACTAACAGAGTATATGGCCCACCACTAGTCCCACTACCACTACCACTACCACTACCACTACCACTACCGCTACCACTCCCGCTGCCACCCCCACCCCCATCTATACCCTGAATGACAAGAATTATCTGCTCACCGACGGTGGCATTATAAGGGGTGATGTCAATAATATTGCCAGACACACTATAACGACTAACAACTGCATCGACCTGCACAACATTGTCTTTAGGTAAATCAATGTTCAAATAGACTATGCCATCTATCGCCTGTATCAACTCATACAATTGAGAAACATATAATGGTGTGCCCATATCCCATTTAGATATATTGAAAAATGAATCTATAGCATTAGCTACTTTAACTTTCACACTCGAAGCATCCGCGTTCCTGGCGATAACGACCGTCATCTTTACATCAATTGGTTTTAATAGACCGTCATAGGCCACGACTTGGTCGGTCATAACATTCAATCCACCAAGATATGTCTCAATGGCTTTCTTCAATCCAGCGGTCGGTGCAACCGGCACATCGTCAGTGCCGGAGGCCAGCACGTACAATTCCACCCTATTGGTGTTCAAAGACGTCCTGATGGTAGCTAGCGACTTGCTGACCGATCCAAATACTGGATGGGAAAATGAACTTATAATATGTGCATAATCTAGTGCAGTAACGGCGGAATCCCTGGTGGCAAAATCTCGCGGAGCACGCACCTTGGCTTCCTCGAGAGTTTCCTTATCCGTTCCGCCAATGCTAGCGCTTATATTACGCGCACGCACTTGCACTGGAGCAGTATATGGGTATGCTGGAATGATTGGTCTGGTTTCATCGATCACGCCAGAACCTATCTTACCACGCGTTCCACCGCCAGTACGATATCGCACAGTAATCGTTGAATTATTGTCTGGAATTGCACCATACGTCCCATTACCAAACACTATGTCAAGCTCATCCTGAAAGAATCTTGCTTCATAAGATTTATCGGTCGGCCCAGCTGTCTCTATAAAATCCACTCTATCCCATGTATATGTTATATTGCCAATTTTAACGAGTATAGTAATCGGTTCTTCCAATATGTCATTACCAACCATGACAATGCGCTGATTGGCAGACCCATCAGATTTGACCGTATACGTCTTAGTAGTGCCTTCAAGCCCATGGGCAATAACGCCCGTTTTACCAGCTGGTATAGTAATGGGAGATGTAAAATCACCAGGTGCGCGATATACTTCATACTTTATGTTAACACCATCCTCGCCGCGAACCTGATATGTTAACCCAGCCGGAATATTAATGTCAGCATCTATCTGCGTGACTACACTATATTCCATGTCAATCGAAGCGGGTGTAGCTCGCCGGATCTTCTGGCTAATCAAGGCCAGATGGTTAACTATCGCATTCTCACTCTGGGCAGTTGGCAGAAACGCCTCATTGGATAGCACATCAGCGCGCATCGACATTAAAGCAGTGAGATATGACAATAATTCAACCAACATTATCACGCCGTTATTGCTCACAAAATCGTTAAAATCATCCTTATAGTATGTTTTAATATACTCGATGACGGCCCGGCGAGCAGTTGAAAACTCAAGAGCCGAGAAGTCTATCTTACGCAATTCAGCTGGCGGCAGCAGGACGCCGAACTGCTCCGGGTCAACTGGCAACTGAAATAGTGTTGCTGTCTCAGCCATTATTATTCTCCACGCTGGCAACCGGGAATCCTAACTCTATCTCAAACCTCTTCTCCGGCAAATCGGTATAATACCCGGAAACCGTCACCACTACCTGATTCTCAACGATGTGCGCGCTTACCGTAGCAGCCACTCTGTCATCAATGCTATTGATTGAAGAAGCAACACTTGCGACCAGACTATCTAGATTCTCAACGGCAATGTTATCAAACACGGTCGTGCGCAATGCCGTCCCCCATCTGGGACGCATAACCCTTTCACCGAATGACGTTAACAATAATTGTAGCAAATCATTTTTAATCAACCTATCGCCAGCTTGCCTAGACAATATATTCTGATGCCCGCCGAATATTGGTGGATTATATCCTATATATTGTGGAGCTATGATTGCCATTTTACCTCATTAAGTAAGATAAGTCTCTGATGCTATCTTGCAACTCAGCAATCTGTGCATTAATGTTTTCAATATTATTACTAGCAACGTCACGAGCCGATATCGCGGAATTCATATTGCGCGTTATCGTATTATACTCACTGGTAACATTCCCACCACGCGCTTTAACAACATCCAAAGCTAGGAGCACTCTACTAGCTTCCGTGACAATTTTCTGATAACTGCTTACGTCCGTCTCAAGCCTAGACTTCTGAGTCTGCAACGCTTTAATATCCTTCAAAAGACCATTGGAAATTGATTTAACATTAGCGTCTATATTAATCGTATTATCTATGCCAACAACGTCATAGTCAACGTACTGTAAACTATTGCCTATCTCAACGTTCTGAGCCGGTAATTTCTTGTCAGTATCCTGGGTGACTAGCATCCCGGCCACAGCCCTATTATCCTGCGCTAGAATAGAATTACTATTATAATCTATGGTGAATAATAATTCACCAACTATTGACGTTAAATCTTCAACATGTATATCATTAACCAGCGTCTGAGCCCCGGCTGGAACCATGTTAAACGCCAGAGTAGAGCGAGGAGGGTCCATACTGCTAATGGTATACACAACGCTGGTATCATCCGAATTTGACTTCGGAAGCACCGTCGAATATAATCCTGTTGGCGTACGCACTATCACGGCAACAACCTCTTCAAGTCATCGGTCGCTATTATATTTTCGACCAACTTAACGCACGGATGCTTCTGCACATATATCATCTTGGCAACTGCATAATTCATTATATAACTATATATTTCATTCCAAGCATTCTCTTGAGTATTGATGATGTTATTTAACTCTACTGTATCGGCTTTTATTTTAGACCATATTTCGTTCACTTTGGTGATGAACGAGGAATCTATCCTAAACAATTGCAATAAGGCCTGCATATTTTGCAACACACTATCAACATCCCTAGCGGACAATAAATTTAACACTAATCCAAATGCCTTATTAGCCATATCACACGCCTCAGAGGCCCGCTGATATGTTTCATATGCAGCCAATTGCCCGAATAATGGAGTTATATTATCAATCTGCTGAGCTACCGCATTTTCTACATTAGCGACCGTACTTGCCGCCGCTCTAACGTCGGCTATCAAAGCATCCTTGGCTGGAAATATTACAAGTGGATTATTGAAATAAGATGCTATCTGATTTGAATACGAAGACGCTTCAGCGCCTTTGCCATCATATGGATTCTGCCAAGCATCGCCAGATTCCACCAATGCCATTATTTCATAAATGTTTTCTGGCTCACTCATTGGTCTATCCTTAAATATATTTGGTTAATTATGTAGCTCTATCATCAGGCTCAACGACGTCTGGAACTGATTCAACATCCACATTCTCCATATCCTCACCATTACCGCATGCCCAACCAGGAGGACCGCCATCACCATTATTTATCTGCGGGAAAAACCCAAGAATAGACATACCCATAACATCACGATTAGTGTCGAAAGACAACGCATTTAACGTAGCCAAACCCGGATCACCCGACAAGGCGCTAGCCTTCAATCTAACACTACCACCAGCCTGGATATTCACATCGTTAGCCGCAGATATATTGACATCCTTATCGCTAACTATATCGACATTCCCAGCACAATATATCTGGACGCGTCCATTGTCAGTATTATTCCTAATCACTATCTTGTCATTGGTATCATCATACCATATAATTATATCCTTGTCGGCCTTCGCCCTTAACACACCGATGCCATATTGCCCGCTAAACCATAGCCCACGGTGCTGATAATCAACTAATTCAACCCATGGTGACGCCGCACTGTCATGAATTTCCAAACCCTGGAATTCACCATCAACTGGCGTTTTATCGGTGGCATATGGAGCTGCGCCATGGCCAGCCCTAGACTTTAATCTTATGAATTCATTGCGATGATTCAACACTAAATGATGGGTATTGGCCATTGGTTCCATTGCATTGGCAGTATATAGCAAAAATTCATTATCTTCCAGACCCTCCCACTTAGATGGCAAATCAACAAGCCCAGTGCAAATTGTTAGTACCTCATCATTGTCGTTCATTTCAATAACTTGCCCAAGCGGACTTCCCCAATCAGTGCAATTATAATCGGAATGTTCATTTATTTGCCAATAATATCCAACCGGATCGCCAGATTTATTAGGATATGAATTCTCAGTATGGACGCCATCTGAATCAAGTATTCTACCAGCCGGTGTGGCCCTGCCTTTAATGAGCACACCAGTGCCAATCTTATCATTCTCCAAATTCTTATCTTGCGCTTTTGTGCTGTCGCTGCCTCTGTCATCTATCGCCATTTTAATGCCCGACCTGGTCACCATCCTAATAAACCTGGCGTCAGATTCAAACTTTTCCTCTTTATCCCCAACAACAATCATCTCACGATTATTGGCCGGAGTATTATTATACTCATCTTCCGTCAATATTGCTCTATCTGATAATCGCATATATATCTTAGTTCCATCTAACTCATCCATTAGGCTTCTTTGAACATATTCATCATTCATCGGATCAGATCCAATGTCACATAGTTCAATTAAATGCCCACCCTTAGACCTTAACTTTATCCACCGTTGATCTTTGGCACCGCTGGACAGCGAGACAGAGGGACCAAATTCACCACTGCGAGATATATTCCACCCAACATCCCTTAATTCAAATTTGTGACCATATCTAGTTAACAACATCAATCTTCGTTCATCATGTCCAGACGGTTTATCCTCATGAATTAATCTTTGATAATATTTCCATCTATTTATCTCAAACGTTTCATCCTGCTCAAAATCACCTTTGAATTCATTCTGCCACAAATACCCGGAGTCGGACTGCAATACCATATGGCCGTACTTGGTCATCCTCAACATATATTTAGAATCCGGGTTATTTGCAACTGGAGCATTCTCTTGCTGCACAAATCTAGCGTTAGAGTTACCGCCTATATTGTCAGTATCTAGATTCCTTGGCGGTGAAGCCGCATGCTCAATCGGGAAGAACCCAACTGAATTATGCATATCAAGATTGCCATATCTATCCTGCCAACCGTGAGACATCGGCCGCCCGTCGGCCGGAAGATAGTCTACATCATAATCATCCGGTGATTCATCCAATGGCGTACCTTGCGCATCCACTGGTCGTGGCGTCGGGCCGCTTATGGATGGCAGTGTATAGAATTTACGCCTTGTTGGGTCAGCAAATCCAGTCCAAACCGGACCATATGGATGATTTTTCTCAAATTGTATCCACACCCAGTCGCCTATGCATGGGTATGACCATCTTCCACATCTTTTGGTGCCAAGATCATTGGCGGGAACGGCCCATGGACAATCTTCCGTTTTAGTATTATAATCATGCAGTTCTGGACATTTGAACCGCACACGGTGCATTTGTAGTGGATCATTAGTCTCCACCACAATTGCGCGATACATACCCGGGAACCGATTGGTTATCCTTTGGTTTCGGTTCTCTACGAATGAATTCCAGATATTGTTGAGGGCTGGGTCAGAACTCGTAAAGTATATCCTCCTTTAGTGGTATCTTTATAGTTACGCCAACCGGCGGCCAATTGAGCGTTCGTACATTATTGAACATCGCTATTACCCAATATAAATCTGGGGTGTCATATACATCGTCTGATATTAAATCTAATCTTCCACCCATTCCACTATATACTTTATATGTTGTATATCTTGCGGCGGTCATGAATCGTGGTTTTACCCAAAGTCCATATGTGGTCTGGCCGCCAAATTTTATATAGGGCGTGTATTTAAATCGCGATGTTACATCTATTGCCATTAAAACCACTCTATTTCATTGGGAACCGGCATGCCGAGCTCGATAACTTTTATGGCAGATTCACTACTAAGTTTCTCACCGGCACCAGGTTTGTAGCTTTCACCAAACACATTTTCATCCTTGGGCATTGAATTAACATAAAATTTAAGCGTAGCCGCTATATCTGTTCTCAATGGGTATGTATAAAAAGTCTTAATTGGCACTTGTGCTTCGCCTGGCGATCCCGCTACCATAATTTGTATTTTTTGATCTTCTATGCTCATATCTGAACACACCATGGTGTCGCTATGACTTATCTTTAAAGAATCCATTCTAAATGTATACGACATACCTGTATTTGGTCCAATTATGTCATAAGCCCAAAATCGTACGATTAATCCACTTAGAGCAGAAGTATAAAATTGTCCTCTAAGCAATTTCACAATCGTCGATATTGTTCTAGCATCCCAAGTCTGCACATTCACAAAATTATCTGGCCACGTTTCATTATTAATTATATATGACCATTTTAATTCTATGGTTCTCGCTTTACCACCCATATATATCGCGATTGGTTCCGCTTGACGAGTTTGAAATTCTTTCCAGTCACCTTCTTTATTGTCACTAACAATAATCACTGGATATTGAAACGGTATGCGCACTGTCTTGCTGGTGGTGCTGTGTTCATATTCAGTAATGTCGGCAGTTTCTTTTTTGGCGTCTGTCGGATTTGTCAATTTTTTAATGACCACACCAGCCGCAGTGATCGCAGAGACTGTACCTATATCGGGGATTGCAGTCAATGCTCTCCAAAATGAGCTGGGTTGAGTTTGAGCCGGGGCCGGGGCCGTAGTCGGAGCTTTGACGACTGGATCATTTCTTTTCACAATTTTTGATGTAATGTTCGCGATGTTCATATCAAGCGTTAATCTTGCTCTTTGTAACATTCGCTGATCAACTTCAGTTAACGGCATAACATACTCCTATTAAGCCCAATTACCCTGTGGCTTCCCAAGGGGAGTATCCTTCTGTTCGGCCATGGTCGGTAAATATTTCTTCAATTCACCGAGAATGCTGCCAACCGTATTTTTGCTACCGGCTATATCAATACTATTAATCTTGTCTAATAATTTATTGATGGCATTACTTAAATTATCCATACTATGTATCTGCCCTTTCTGAACATCCAATGTACTAACATCAAAGCCAACCTTTATTTCGGAAGCTACTGCTTTCGGCTGATTCGCATTAAATTCTTTAAGCTTTTCAGTCGCACTACTTATTGCTCTGTTTATTCTAGACGCTACATTTTCAATGTCAAAAGCGTATGTCTTGAGATTATTACTAAGCATCCCAAATGAATCAGATAAGGCGACGGCTAATTCTTTCAACCTATTTGTATATAGGAAGTTCTCGCCTTTCATAATCATTGTAATAGATTCGGCGAAAGTCTTCAGCACATTTATTCCTGCGGCGTTGCTTTGCGCCGCCATTAACATCGTCTTGATTGACCGCGCGACCCCGCCCATATACCATGAACTGATCCATAAGAATGGAGTAACCGTCGCCAGTCCAACCATAGCGGCAGCGAGCGCACCAAGCGCAAAACCCAAACCCCATACATCAACGCCATTCAATTCAGCCAACGACATAGCCATACTAGAAATGCCAGTGGCCGCCAACCATATGGCAGCACCAATGGCAACCACCACTAGCGCTAACACCAATAATGGCACAGCGGCCCCCGTCGCTGCCGACCCAATCACAGCCAATCCAATTGCTACAATTCCAATCGATAAACCAATGTCAATTAATGCATCTCTTGGAACCTTAGCCAGCATCCATATGGCAGTTGCAATGGCCATAACAACCACTGCCAAGGCGGCTATCTTCGCAATTATATCCCACGATATAGCCCTACCCATTGTCTGAGCACCGGTGGCAACGCCAGCGCTAGTAACAGCGGCGTCAGCAGCCATTGCTCTTGAGGCTATGCCAAAAACCGATTGAAACAACGCAATCGTTCTCATTACCCTAATCACAATGAACGTTAATGTTATAAACGCAACAACCGCAAGACCAATGACGCCAATGGCTTTTTTCGTAGGTTCATTAAGCATCAGCCACATCTGTGCTAGTTTATCTAATAGCCTCACAAGCGGCTCTATCACTCTACCAACCAATTCGCGAGCAGCCATGTTTATCGTATCAAGCGCAACTTTATAATCATAACCACCAGAGGCAGTGCGTCTTGTGACCAATTCCGCAATCTGAAATTCCTTATTTAATTGTGCCATCGCCTCGGCGGCGCTTTTACCGCCAACTCGCAAATCCCTCATTACTTCTTGAACACTCTTGCCATATTTCGTGCGTACAAACTCGGCCACTTTTTTAAACTGCTCAGCCTGATTAATACTGACGCCAAACATATCCCTAAATATTCCGGGCCTAAAAACGGCTGGTATCCCCGCTAACTGGTCCACCATGGCCCCGGACCTATCCATCAGCACAGCCATTCTCTCGGCTGGGTCTCCAAGCATGAACGCACTGCCAATGCCAACTATAAACTTCTCGGCATTCTCAGTCATTTCCTCCATTAGACTGACAAATTCAGCTATATCGCCACCGGTCACCTTAACAAAACCAGACAACAACGCGAATTCTTTGCCAAACTTAGCGACGCCAGCTTTACCCATTATATTGGTTAATAAGAAGATGTTCTTGTTCATGTATCCCATTATGGCCGCAGAATCATGGGCTGTCAAACCAAACTTCTGCATCGAAGCCCTAATATAATTAAATTGCATCTGAGCGACCTGGGACGACATTCCCATCGCTTCAACTCTCTTGGCAAATAATGCGCCAACCTCAGCAGCTATACCCGTCTCGGCCGCGAATTCAGCCAATGCCCTGGCAGATGCCTCAATAATTGTTGGATCTATGGCAACATCACGCAAGGCCTCATACGCCGCCCGTGCCTCATCGGCGAGCACGCCAGCTTGCATCTGCACCCTGGCGACTGTCCTGGCCATGGCAACAGTATTGCCATACATCTGATTGTTAATATATCTATATCTATCGGCCATATCAATTAAACCTTTTATTTGCAGAACCAGATACGCCATCACTCCCTTTAATGTGGTAAATCCTTTAATGCTATCATGCACTTTTTCAAGCCCGATGTTCTTCATAATGACGCCAAATCGGCTCATCAGCGAATTGGCTTCAACAGCCGCTTTGTTAATCTTCATGCGTTCTACAAGTTGCGTCCTTAAAGCATCGACTTCTTTATAATGCAAATGCTCTTTCAATTCGGCATCATTAAGCATTTGATTTAATTGTTCTATCTGTTTCTGATTGGCTATAATTTGATCTTTATTCAACTTTGTCGCATCATAATTAATTCGCGCGAAATCGGTCTGAAAATCACCCCATGATCTGCGTACCACGTCTACAGTATTATAAAGGTCTTGGACTTGACTCTTAAGGTTCACGGCGCTGTTTAATAGTTGATCTTGAATTTCATAAGCTTGCCCTAGAGATCCAACTATTTGTGAATAGCCAGTATGTAATTGCGCTGTCATCTGTATGGCATCAGACAATGCATCTTTATTTATGTCATATGCTGGCGTTTCGGCCATTTTGCTTACCTTACATCAGCTCTAGTTGCCTAGTAATATTACCATACCCATCATATCCAGGATAGGCGAACGCATTCCAATCAATTCTATACATACTAACATCTGTCGTCCAACCATGAGGCCCAAGTCTGTGATGCCAGCCATCTAGAATCCAATTGCCGTCAAACGGAGACCGCCAATCACTCGCTGGCTGATCCGCCGGAAATTGCAATGTAATAAACATCCTACCAAGATCATAAGAATCATACAAGGTCGGTTCGCCTTGCGCCTGAATATCCATCCGGCTAATAAACCGCAGCATGTTAAAATATATTTGTCTGGCCTTACCAGAAATATAATTCTTATATGGTCCAAGATCGCCAGCGCTAGGTTCGACTAACGATGGAATATGCGTCCAACCATAATCCTCATATAATGGGCGATCAAACGCTCTCTTAATGTCAGTGCTCGGATTAATCTTATTTGGCGTCATACGGTCATTAACAATTACATCCCCAGAGTAAAATTCCTCGCCAGTCTGTGGATTATAATTGCGTACGCTTAACGTATCATCATCATAATATTGCCCAGACACTGACGATATCCCGCTGGTGGTCAAAACTGTATACAGAGTAGCGGTCATCGCATTGCCTTCAAACTTCCACTTACGTACATTAGAAGCGGTTTTATTGACAGCCCCACCAAATTGAAAAATGGGCACAGAAGGCTTGATATTAGGTCCAGATTTACGCCTTAGTAACTTGTCGACAGGGGTATAGCTTTCAGTGATCGAAATATTTAATCCATCATTGTCTTCACCACATGACACAATCCATGACGTTTGATTCGGAGTGAATGACGCCGACCATTCAAGAAGCGACATTATAAAAGACTTAGCATTCTGATGCATCATGCCATAAACGGATGGTGGATCATTGGTGTCGCCAACTGTTTTATTGATTTGTATAGAACGCCCATTGGCAATATCGCTACGCTTCACAGACTCATCAGTGACGATATTTAAGTGCGATGGTATATATTCATCCAATACCTTGCGTATCACGCCATCGTCACCACCAATTTTGCCCCTATAAACTTTCCCAGCATCCTTCATGCCACGATTAATGAAGTACGATATTGGATCAATTGCTACAAATTCAAATGGTGCACCATAATGAGCACTACCATAGCTATTAATGTCTGTCAATATAGCAGTGCGCCATGGGGTGTGTTTTAAGTCAAAATCAGACCCACTACTGCGCCAGCCGATTCTAAACCTAACAACCACAGGGCTCTCAGTCTGCCTAACTGACTTGTAAAAATCATCCATTAAAGTGGCAAAAGTCTGCCAATTGGGAGATAGCACAGTTGCCCTAATTGTATACCCAGAATTTAAATAGCTCGCCCATTCAAATTTCTCGACATTATCTGGATTGCCGCTGTTCGATGAACTATTGCCAAAATTGATAGCCGAATTGCCAATATATAAATCAATGTCCCATACCGTACTATCTAAAACAGCCATAAAACACCCACTCTATATTTTATTTACATTACTCCAGCATTCTCCTTAAACAAACGCTACCAAACACCCTCAAACACCCTCAAACACCCTCAAACACCCTCAAACACCCTCAAACATAATATAATAATTCATGGGGCAGCACATGCACAAACTACTCTGGTGCGCATACACAACAGGCCACCGAATAGAACACATGCTAATATATCCATTGGCAGAACGTGAAAACCTACTATGCTGCCTACACCTAAAAGACATAGCCCCAAGCGACAGCAAAATCATCAAACTAGGCAGTAGGGAACTAGAGAAACTACCATTGTCGGGCAAAACACAATGGATACGAAATAACTGCCCAGGAGCAATGAAAGGCTACAAATCACTCAGGCTAGACAGAGTAAAGATAATAAGCACATACGACATACCGCTAGAAGATACCCATGGCAAAACCATCTAAGGCTTTCATCGTAATAGGTTTAATACAATCCTCAAATCTCTTCCGCACATTATTAAACCCTATAGCTTGACCAAGCTCATTCCAATCCTTCACATACGCATCATTAAACTCAATAGGTGGCGGTAGAGCAAAATGAATCTTCTGAAAATATGGGCTCAAAAGCCCAAAATTCCTAATAATGCTCTTCAAACCAGCCTCATCGCTATCTGGAGCTAATATAATGCCATTGACGGGGTTTAAAGCTCTAATCTTCAAGACCTGACGAGTAGTCATATCAGCCCCGCCAGTGGCCACGGCCTGCCCTCCCAGAGTATGTGCACCAAATATTGCCTCAGTAATAATTATATAATCACTTGGCTCAACATAATCAAAACCATATATAAACATACCTTTCGATACTCCGGTGGACTCTGGTGGAAACCTGAACATCTTATTAATGCTATGCCTAGCCTGCCAGTACACCAGCATATCATACTCATAATATGGCCAAATTACATCATACCCAGCATGCCTAATATCATATTTCTTAATCATGTCAACATCGACACCTCTCGATTTTAACCACCCGACAATATATTTAACAATCTGGCCATTAGATTCAATGATTGGTTTACAATTTTCTGGAAGCTCTATGCCAGATTTTTCAGGCTCTACCTTATCTTCTAGCATGCCGCGCTTATATTCACTAATATAATTTACATGACCAACAACTTCCTCCATTGCCTGAGCATATGAGCATTTCTTATATAGTTGAACTAATCTAATAAATGTTGGCTTGCCGCCATGCGCCCATTCATCTCCGCGCCAATCATGGCAGACAGCCTTATCAACGCTTATCTCTAGATGATATCCAGTATCACCATCAAATGGATTGTTTATGCGATACTCTTCACCATTCTTCCTGATCTTGTGATCTGGGAAATTGGTGACAATCCATTGTATAATATTTTCGCGAGGTACCTGCTTCATCTGAAATTACAATACTTGTCAAGAAATCACGATATCGTCAAATAATATGTTGGGCTCACTCTGGTAGTGCCATCCGGCATATTCAGAGTAATTCTATACTCATATGTTCCAATATAAAAATTGCTAGTTGTAAGATTGTAACTTATCACATATGGATTAGCCCTATACGCACCTTGGCGAAGCTTAATCGTACACGCAGCGGCATCTACAATAGTCTCCTTAGCCTCAGTCGTAATGGTGATAGTGGCTGTAAGATAAGGAATTATTGGAGCTACCAGATTATAATTATAATCATATAGCGGCAATGGCATCAAACCAACTTCAAGCGGTCTAACCTCCGGCTTCCTAAACTTAACGTCCATGGGCTCAAATCCAAATTTAATCGTATCAAGCCCACCATCAGCATACCATTGATCTGGATATATCCAGAATCTCTGTATAGACTCTAGCAGCTGGCTAAGATATGGTTCAAAGCCCTCGGTCCCAACGCGCGGGTCTGTGCTAAAGAAATACCATACGTCAAAATAAATATCTGGCACGACAATGGTGTCTGGGACAGTCCAAGATAATCTATAATGCCCCGTCCAATGGCCAGAGCCAGAGTGCAACTGCGTGACTGGCGCTGGATACGATGACGTGCCATATTCAGCTATCGGAAAGGCAGCCACAATGTTCGCAGCCTCGACAGAGCCACGAAATATCTCTACTCTATATAAAACAGGATCGGCGGCCACACCGCCCCTGTAAAACGTCATATCGAGATCAACCACTGAGCCTCGACGCGCACTTATTCTACTGTAAGCCATACAATATTTTTGACCTATCTACGTAAGATGGGTGGCTTGGGCGCGCTTGGCATTGAAGGCACCGAAGGCATTGAGGGCGTCGAAGGCATACGTGGCATGGGTGGCAACCCAGGAGTGTGAGAGCCCTTAGCTTTCTTTTCCTCTTCCTCAAAATGTTTCTGGTATCTTTCTAACCACCATCTTCGTTCTTCGTGCGGCATCATAAATAATATTTCAGAATAACTGAACTTGCAAAATGTGTGAAGCTGGAAGCATTCTTCCATCAGAGCTTTCCATCTATTCTCCAGCTCTTCGGGCTCCACTTGATCGAAAAAAGTTTTCAGTGATTGGTAAATCAACCCTAAACTGATTGCCGCAAGTTGGGCACTCGAGATCGATTATTGTGTCAATGCCAGGAGCATAATCGTTAAAAAACTGCCTCAAAGTAGCGCTATCAATGCCATGCAAATTATCAACCATATTGCGAATAGAAGCGGCGTCCTTTTTCTCGCCCATGAAGTCGACAATCGCCATGGCAATATTCTCAGCCACCAACTCATTAACGCCCACACGCCCACCAACGCGACGTACATTCCTCTGCTTGTTCATCGCAGCCGTTATATCGCCACCGCGGAAAAACCGAACGCTAACCCACACCTCTTGTTTAAACTGCTCCGACATAAACGGCATAAGCACCCTAAATGGCTCAGGACCCAATTCACGCTTCGCCCTGCGTATTTTCTGCGCCAAATTATTCAAATCATACTTGTGAACTGACGAAGCCCCACAATCAGCATCGGGACACTTTACGGCAAACTCGTATTCATTACCGTATGTAATTCCTCTCAGATAAAATAGAAGGAAATGCCGGTCACCAATTATCATATTGGCCGTATCAAATCCATCCGGCAATTTAACACAATGCCTAAGAATATAATCTATAGTCTGCCCAGATTGTGCCAATCGCTGGGTAGCAAATACTTTATCATCTTGCATTGACATGGCTCGAACGTAAACCTTACCGTCCGGCAATGCGCCTCCATAATACAACCCCAAACTTGGTAGGGTTACTTCCTCCCACGGAATTAATTCCTCCTTGCTAGTTTGAATTTTATCAAATATCTGCTGCGGCGTCAACGCGCCAGGCGGCAATGCGATTTTGGGAGCATTCACTGGAGCCAGTGGGTCGACAGGGATTTCTTTTTCATTGGCCATTGGTTTACCTTTACCATTAACGTGCACAATGTGTCGAAATTATTTACCACACCAATTCTAAAACATCGTAGGAACCTGCCTGGTTCGCGGCGGAATTGCCATTGGCGGAACCACCACCGGCGTTAATGCCGTTGCTGGTGTTGCGGATGGTATACCATTATCGCCAGTTAATATGGCCCAATCATATGCCAATGTTATGGTTACCATATGCATGTCGCTGCTAACATATGTTAAATCAGCCCACGATATAGACTTTACCCAGCTATTTACTAACGTCCACCTAAAAGCTTCAATTGCATCCGCTATATAGACATTAATGACGGATTCAAATTTATATTCAACCGCTGGTTTGACGCCATATGCCGGAGTCCAAACTTTACTTTTTAAATTATCCAAATATAAATATAATCCAAACGTATCATAATATGTTATCTTCACATCTGACCATGTTATACCCTTAGCATACTTATATTTAGTACTTGGTGATTGATAAATTTCCTCGTCAATGGTATACTCTGGCAATGTACAATCTCTAAGATAAACCTTACGCAACATATCCATATTCATTGTTTGTTGATTACTGGCCGTACTGACATCAAATGGTATTTGTGACACATCCCATGTATATGTATATATGGCGTCATATCCTTCGGTCAAAGGCGGCATCAATCGCCAATCGCGCATGCCATCGCCAAAATTGGCTGGGCCGTGAGGTATATCCCTATCAGTACCTATATGAAACCCTGGCATAAACACCTCAAAAAGCAGTAAAATTAGCTATATTCCGCTGATGCTCAACTTCAATCAAATCCTCAACTTCCTTATTTTTTACAGTTTCATGTATTGACCACGTTGACCTAGGATTTTCAGGCTTAATCGACCATTCAATGGCCCAATCATATGATAAAGTGACAACAACGCTTGATAATTCACTGCTCGTATAATTTAATTCTGACGGCTCAATCTTAATGGGCCATGCGCCAAATAACTTATAATAATAATAACTGTCACCCTCGCCATCTAGCAAATCAACTCTAACATGTTTCTTATACCCACCACCAACTATGTCTATGCTCTTTTTGTTCCGCTGTAAAATATAATTATAACCATTCACTATCTTGTCAAACCAAGTACTCAACGTACCAGTCAAAGGGCATCCACTAGAAGTTTGGTTAACATTAGCTAGGCCAGCATTATACATGGGCTCATAATATTTTATTGTTATAGGGCTCCATCTGACCTTGCCAGGAAGATATATTTCTTGCTGCTGTTGATGCACTACAATTTTATCTAACTCAAATGATGGTCTAGTCACTGATTGCACAAAGAAGCTAAACATATCGTTAACGAGAGATTCAGTTGACAACCCAAATATAGTGATGCGCCATCGGTGCGATCTAACAATTTCCGTACGGTTAGACGGACCTTTATCTATCTCGTCATTAGTTATGCTAAAACCGGGCATATTTACTTGGAAACGCCAACGGTCTGATCGCGTTCAGCACGATCATACCGCAGCTTAACCTCAATCGTCTGAATCTCATTATTCGTGTAGTCCAAAGCCTGCCAGTTCGATGTCTGAGGCCAGGAACCATACAAATTCCATCGCTCGTTGACCGCGCCTTCACCAGTGACCATAGCTAATCGAGCGTCAATCTTATAAAGCGATGGCAAATGCACCTGAACAGCATTAATATTGGTAATGCTATTAATCCAATACCACATAGCCTTGCTGACATCGGGCGGCTGCTCAATATCATACCACGTAAGCGTAATGGCATCCCATGACTGCTTACCGGCAAAATACACTTGCTCCTGATTGTGATGCATCACAGTCTCTTCAAGCGTAAATGAAGGCCTGGCAGCTGATTTCAATACAACCTGAATGCTCTTATCCCATGCAGACACACCACGTAAAGACACAACATTACCAGGAGACAGACCAATAGTTTCAAAATACCACCTATGTGTACGCCGTGGCTCAACCTTATTCGTCATAGTCGATTCGCCACTAGCATAATTAGCATCATTGATGCCATTGATTGAAAAGCCTGGCATAGATTGCTCCTTTAAAGCTTACAACTACTCTATATTTGCTGGGATTTTCCAAGCCTCAAAGTATTTGCACAAACAGCCATGTACCTAACGCTCAAAGACCACACAGACCGCATCCACGCCCTCATCCAGCAAAAACCGGCTAAAATATATATAGCCACATATGGAGTATACGCCGGAATACTCCCGGACGGACGCTACACAAACGAATGGGGCCAAAAATATACCAACGATATAGGTAAGATATTAGAAGCCATACCGAAAACCACAGAAGTCCAAATTCTGGTCGGAATCAATGACTATGCGTCATGCAATAAAAGAAACTGCCAATCATGCGAGATCAACTATACAAAACAACTAATCCGATTGATAAACCACGCCGAAAAATGGCCAAACTATCAATGGAAATATACCGCAAACATGCACCTCAAATGCTTCATAGCGCTATATGGCCCAGGCGAAGCCCTAGGGATAACTGGAGGCCGTAACTTCACAAACTCTACCTGGGAAGACGTGACGCTCGACATCCAAAAGCAAGAAATAGCCCAGATAATGCAATTATATGTTAAAATATGGCAAAAAGCGTTGCCAATAAACGACAAAAACATAGCCAACACATTAAAAAATCAAGGAATAAATCCTAAAACACTAGAAACCATAAGCAACTTAAACACCTAACAAGTACATAATTATATGAAAATACTAATAACAGGCGGTTGTGGCTTCATAGGCTCAAACCTAATAAAATTTATAATTAGAAATCGACCACAACATAAGATAATCAACCTGGATGCCCTAACATATTCCGGGAACGCCGAAAACCTAGCCAACCTAGTCAAAGTCCCCAAATACAAATTCGTATATGGCAACATCAACGAATATAATCTGGTTAAATCAATAGTCGGAGAATGTGACGCCATCATACATCTGGCCGCCGAAAGTCACGTCGACAGATCCATAGTAGACTCTAGACCATTCGTCGAAACCAACGTGCTCGGCACACAATGCCTGCTCGACGCTTGGAGATCCGTAAAAGACAATTCTTGCAGATTCGTATACGTAAGCAGTGATGAAGTCTATGGCTCTCTTGACCTAGATAATTCATTCGTCAAATTCAACGAGCAAACTCCGCTTAACCCCCGCAACCCATATGCTGTCACCAAAGCTGCCGGAGATATGCTCGCCAGGGCGTACCACAACACATATGGAATGAACATCTGCGTAACCAGATGCGCAAACAACTTCGGGCCATATCAATTCCCCGAGAAAGCAATACCATTATTCGTAACCAACCTAATTGAAGGCAAAAAGATACCGCTATATGGCGATGGCAAAAACGTGAGAGATTGGATATATGTTGATGACCACGCCGAAGCCATTTTGGCAGTAATGGAGCACGGCAAAGCCGGTGAAACATACAACATTGGTGGAAATAATGAACGCTCAAACTTACAACTCGTTCACGAAATCCTAAACATCATGGGCAAAGATGAAAGCATGGTTCAAATGGTGCCCGATAGGCCAGGACATGACCTGAGATACGCCTCGGACATCAGTAAAATCGAACGCGAACTCAAATGGAGCCCAACTAGATCCCAATGGCCAAATGCCCTCGCACGAACTATCAAATGGTATGTCGACAACCAACCATGGTGGCAGCGCATAAAGAGCGGCGAATACCGCGACTACAAACCTCAAGGTTAACATGAAAATAGAAGCGGTACATTGGGATGGTGACGAGTATGTAATTACATTCGATGGAAATATAGTTGGCCCAACCCTATCAAAACATGACGCCGAAATAATCGTAGGCTGGATAACATATCCAGACTCCATAAAAAGTATACAAAAATTGATATCACAAGCTGGCGAGCTAGACAATCAATAGTTTATGGCTTCAAGGCATAAGGGGGTGAGTTTCATATATTTAGGTTTGATTAATTTTCGATATTAAAACGTTGTTTATATTGAGTCCAACATTTTAGATCTTTAGCTATGGTTGGTTCTGCTTCTGGCCAGGGACGTTTCAAGACATCTTGAGCATAATAGTATGCCCATTCTGGGTCTTTAGCTATGTATGGTTCTGCTTCTGGCCAGGGACGTTTCAAGACATCTTGAGCATAATAGTATGCCCATTCTGGGTCTTTAGCTATGTATGGTTCTGCTTCTGGCCAGGGACGTTTCAAGACATCTCGGACATACCAGTACGCCCATTCCGGATCCTTGGCTATATATGGTTCTGCTTCGTGGAAACGTCCTTTCAAGATATCTTTGGCATAATGGTATGCAAAGTATGCGTCTTGAGCTATAGTTGATTCTGCTTCAGAGAAACGCTCTTTCAAGATATTCTGAGCATAATGGTATGCACATTCTGGATTTTGAGCTATGGTTGGTTCTGCTTCGGGCCAAGGACGTTTCAAGACATCCGAAATATAATGGTATGCCCAGAATGGATTCTGAGCTATGTATGGTTCTGCTTCTGGCCAGGAACGTTTCAAGACATACATAGCGTAATGGTGTGCGCATTTTGGGTTTTTAGCTATGATTGGTTCTGCTTCTGGCCAGGGACGTTCTAAGATATCTAGAGCATAATAGTATGCCGATATTGGGTCTTTAGCTATGATTGATTCTGCCTCGAGCCAACGAGAATCTATAAGCACACAAAATCCAACTAGAATTACTGGTTCGGAGCTTAGCGGTGGTTTGATTAATTGCTGTATTTCTTCATCTGGCCGTATTGACCTATCTAGTATATCCATAAATCGTGAATAATTATGTGTGTATTGGTAAAGTTTCTCAAGTTTTCCGTCTAATTTTTTAAAGATTATGTAGAGTGGTCCTCTCTCAAGGTATTTTTTGCTGTCTCTAGTTTGCTTGTACACCATTTAGTATTTGTGGCGTAGTGGGCGGCAGCCTCGGGTGTTGTGATTTTGAGAATTTTGTAGTTTTGGCTTTCGTTGACCCATTGTGTTCCCGCTCGATACTCTTGGCGTGTTTCTGCCCGACCTTTAAGATCTACACCTTTGAGTTTATCGATTACGGTTTCTAGGTCATGGATGGTTTTATAGGATCCTATATCTTTATTAATGTTGGCTGAACCTATAGATTTATAATGATCAAAATCTATTAATAGTTGTTTAATCCTATCTGTGTCTTCTGGGAGTCTAATTATGTGCGTTTTGAGTTGTCTAAGTATCCATTCTACATATCTTACAACATCCGTGATGGGTTCTACTAATACAATTATTTCTTGTGGGGTTTTGCCAAATTGTTTGGCTAGTGAATCTAGTTGTGGTTTGTGCGATGTATAGTTTATGGCTTCGAGGTATAGGGAGGTGAGTCTCATACATTAGGTTTGATTAACCTTACCTTTAGTTTTGAGCTATAATTAGTTCTGCTTCTGGCCAAGGGCATCCAAAATATCTCGATCGAGCGTAATAATATGCATATTCTAGACTTTTAATTATGGTTGATTCTATTTCTAGCCAAAGGTGTCCAAAACTAATATCGCAGGCTAGACCACAGGCTGACGAATCAGACGACCAATAATTACCTCCATCGAGGTCTACCCAGCCATCGATGAACATTAGCCACCTGACAATCCCACCATTGACGCAATCGTGATCGCGGGACGGCCCGAGCATCGAGCTCTTCAATCAATTGCATAAGAATGAAAAGTGGCCTAGGCAATGCCCCAGATCCCACTATGTTAAAAGCCAGATAAGCCGAAATTTCGCCGCCGAGCAACTCGTCCAACCCGCAATGCAACCCAGCCAGCAAGCGTGAAAGCATTTCACTGTCGAGCAATTCAGGTCGCGCCTGAAGTTCTGACCACGAAGGTAAGCCCTGTGTGCCCATCTGACAACGATCTTCTAACTGCTGAGGAAGTAGCTTCACCTTTGCTCGAGCAATTTCCAACCTCTTGACCAGAAGCAGCCGCAGATTGTCAACCGATCCAAAAATGGCATTAGCAACCAGGGCATCATTCATACTACGCTCCACAGACCATCTATTTTGAATTACAAACTAGCGAACCAGGTCATCTCCGATAAATAAACCTCAACTTCTTACCACCATATACCTTAATATAGCCATACTTCTTGGCAAAATCAGCCTCAGATATCCTCAACTTCACAGCCCGGCCATATAAAGTCCGCTTATGCATAGTCCAACCATCAGCGTCGACATACCAATAATCAGGCTTAATCTCACCAGCATATTCAAAATTACAAGCCTTATATACAGCTCCGTTATGATTAAAAGTAGTATCACAATACGATACAACAACTCTATACTTCTTGGGCAATGACTTAATGCACCTACTCACAAACCAAGAGGCAAAATTATGCTTCTGGTACATCGGATGAACACATAACCTAGATAATTCGCAAGCCTCAGAATATGCACACCCAAGCTTATCATGAATATTTTGACGAATAAGAGGTGAAAACACGCAAGCAGACACTAAAACCTCCCCGATATATCCACCATATACAATCCCACCTCTACCAGCATTCGGAAGATAATGATACTTAGCCAGCAACGGCTTATAATCCTTAGACGGCGATGGCTTAATCGCCACTGTCTTGAAATCAAAATCAATAGCCTGCATCTTAGTGATGCCAAGCCAATATTTAATGGTTTCAACAACCTTATCCTTCTGAATAAAATCGTTACCCCACAAATACTTTAGCTCATACTTATGAGATAAATTATTGGCGACATAAGAAGCCTTAGCCGCATCTTTGGCTATAACCTTAGGACTACCATGCCAATACTCATCATTCACATCAATTAATAAATCTTTCTGCCCAGGCCGAATGACCACACTATCGAACGTCCACGGCCCAATAATACATTCCTTATCCGCTGGCTTATCCATATACTCCCTATAATGTTTAACGCCTAAATCATCCAAAATAGAATATAACGTCAGCTGCAAACTAGAACATCTAGGCTGCTGAGATCGAACAATGGCCATCTTCTCACGAAAACCTGGGACAAGCCAAGCTCTCTTCCCGTCATCAGAAGCAGTTCTAATCTTCATAGCCCTAAATTCTGGGTTGCTCCAAGGAATTTTTCCGGCATCACTTACTGTCTTACGCCATTCACTAGTGCCATATAGTTTCATCATCCTATCGCGAAATTTAGTGTCTGCCCACATCTTTTTAAATCGTTCACTAATCATAGCTCTATGTTCCGGGTTATCGCATAACTGCAACATCTTCTCACGATATATTGGGTCAGACCACGGCTTCTTACCATATTCACTCATTAATCTCTTATATTCTTCGCTGTCAAACATATGCCCCATCTTCTGCCGCCACCTACCCCTATTCTCGTCCCAGAACTTTTCACTATTCTCCTTCAACTTATTCTTGAAATCCTCGTCATATATATTAAACTTCCCAGAAGCATGCGCCTCGGAATTTGCACAAGACCTACACCTGACTTTCCCATTCCCGCCAGCTTGCATATACCCACGATAAGTAATCTTATACTTCTTCTGACACCCAGAACAGACAACATCTATCTTAGAATCCCATTTGCTACCAGTCTTAGGATGTTTGATCAAATTATTTTGAACATATTCTGGATCTGTGATGGCACACTTATGACATATATATTGATTACTATTCCTTTTAAGATTGCTACGGACAGATGTTATCTTACGATACTGCACAATGTCGCATTTCACGCATTTGATATTCACCCATGTTGTTTTCGGATATGAAAACGCCCCACTAAAATCAATTAGTGGGGCGTTTGAAGTTTCATTCATATCATTTAAATACGTCTTTACACAGTCGCAACAGTCTCGGAAGTACCCACGCTTGCGCCAGTCCTGAGCACCACAAGGTTGAGGACCAAGAATTCTGCCGCCCGCGTGGGCTGGAGGAGAACGGTAATCCATAACTCGTTTCGATCGATCCGTTCGGGCGTGTTATTTGTGACATCGCAAATCACTTGATACCATGTCAACCCTCGCCTTGCCGCAATATCCGCCAGGAATGGTTTGATCACTGCCGTAATTTGTGCTCGCGTGATGCTGTCGTTAGGCTCAAACACAAAGGCTCGCAAGACGCGCTGCAAGTTAACCTTAATATAGATCAGCAACATTCTAACGTTCACACGATCAAGAGCAGACGATGTCCGTTGCAGCGTCCTCTGACCCCAGATCATTATGCCATCACGGGTGAACTTAGTGATCGGGTTAACGGCGTTTCCTGACCCATAGAGGTTATCGCGCTCGCCAAGCGATGGGTTGTACTCGATGTCGATGGCCGTAAGCAATCTACCTCTATTCACACCAGCCGGAGCAAACCATTGCTCAGCAACCCTGGCCGTACGGGCAAAAACCGCACCAACTGCACCCGATGGCGGGACCCATATTGTTCCACCGTTGAACTGGTCAGATATCTTGAGCCAGCTCCAATATAATGCGCCATATGAACTATTGATGGCTGCTGCTAGATCGCTAACTAGCATGCCATTGTGCCATTCAATTACCTGTTGTGGCTTCAAGCCATATGGTGAGTCAACTAGGAAGAGCACGTCACCACGGTTTTCACAGAACTGCAGAGCCTGGCCGATGACTGCACCGCTCGTGAATCCCGGAATTATCAAGAGGTTAAAGTCATACGCTTCAGGATTCTGCAGGGCATATAATCCTGAACCAGTAGCCGGGTTACCAATCACGGCATTGTCAAGTTCTGAGCTATACGTCGAGATGCTCGGTATGCCGTTAGCTCCGCCGGTGAACGCTTTGTCATAGAGTGCGCCTGGATATCGTGGGTCGGAAGTGTCGATAAGCGCGGCTGGCCTCATCTCCCATTGGTAATATGAGTTGCCGTTTACACCGCCAATCGTACTTCCTGCGTTCACAACGTTGCCGATATATCTTGTGTCGGTAGAAATGAATGTTACATCGCTAACTACATCAACTGGCTGGTTATAATTATCGTAGACTGTTATCTTATATCTTCCGGCTACATCGCCAGTGCCTTCAACATATGGCTCAAGGGTGATGGAATAATTGCTCGACCATGTGCCAGCATACTTGGCAACAACCCATCCAACTATGTTCGCAAAGTATGCTGTGTCAACCGCACATTGAGCGCTCAATGGGTTAAGCTCGCACGAGTACGGCGTGCTCGGAGTTGTGTGCCCTGCCTCTGGTAAAACGCGACGAGTATCCGTGAAGGCACGATAGAAACTTGTAAATGGGTAATCAATGCCGACTTCGTCAGTAAATCGAAGGCATTTGACATAAACGAACGTCGCCTGCATCTTGAGTTGCGACATGTAATTGGTCACGTCCGTTGTGACCACCATCCTGGTAGTCCCACCAGGAATGGTAAGTTCGACGGCGTTAAAGTATGTTGCACCGCTGTATGTGTTGTTGGCATTGAATTGAGCAACCAGCGATGCGACGGTTACATGTGAGCCAGTGGCGACATAGAAATCAAATGTCCGCGTTGAAGTATTGCTGATGACGTCCATCACTATTTCATTGTTACTTGTGGTCATTGAATATGGGGCTGGATTGGTGGCAATCATGTAACTTCGTGGGAAATCGTATGTATATTGTGAGACACCCATCTCTGTAGCGAAGGCACATGTGCCAGTGAGCTGCAACCATCTTCCGGCGGCCGAGGTCCTAATAGCTGGAACGCTCGTGCCGCTGCTGTTCGTCAGAACTACGGGAGTAATGTCAGCGCCAGAACCGGTGGCGGTTATCATCGCTAAGACCAGCGACGCGGCAGTGGTGTACGTTCCTGCCGCAATTACATAACTGCCAGCGACGCCTTCAACCAGCACCGACATGGTTCTATTGTCTGGTCTAGCGCTAAAGGTGAATGTGTCGCCTATTCCTAGTGACACGCCATTGCTAACTCTAATCTGGAAAACAAGTCCGCTACCAATGTCGATTGGCACACTGTCATCTGGGATCGTGCCGGTGCCGCCCGTTACATGGATCGTGCCAGTCTTAATGACATCGCCATCCTGGTCCGTCACCGTATATGTCGATCCTTCCAATGGAGCATACGTAGGCAAGCCAGTGATTGTAAGCGTATACACTGCGTCGGCACATCCGGTATACGCCGTTGAACTAAATATCAAGGTCGCAATGCATGAGGGACCGGATGATGGTGCTGTTGCTTCGGTATAAGTTATGTCGGAAACTGTGGAAGTGTGCAGTACGACTGGGTTAGCTGTGGTGACTTGTCGAAAGTATATTGTGCCGTAATCTATGCCGCGGAATACTGGTATTCGGCCCCAGCCTTGGCTTCTCCCGCCGCTGGTGTCGATTGTGTCGCTGATTAGTCCGGCTGGCCAGCTATCTTTATACTCCACACCGATTCGCATCACCCAGCAAGATGTGCCTTCCTCAAGATATTGTAATACAGCATATCCGAGATAGCTGGTGGTTATTGGCTCACCAAATGTATCAATGAATTGCTGGGCATTGGTGATTAATGTTGGAGTATTCATCGGACCTTTTTTGGCGGTGCCGATGAGTGCTGGCCTGAGCGCACCAAGCGCACTTGGTAGAACGCTCTGGTCAATTTCACGAGTGTAAACGCCTGGGCTTAGATACACTGCCATTGCTGGCTCCTGTTGTGAATTCTAATAATAAATTTGACTTAAAATAATGCACAATATATATGGTATAGCCATAGTAAGCTAGAAGTGATTTATTGTCTAACTAATTGATGCTCTTTCCAACCTTCAGACTGCCCGTGGAATGAAACGGCTGGCCATCTATATGGTTTAGAATCACGAGCAGCCTTATTATACCATCGTTTCTTTGGCTTACCTAAAGAGTGTCCTTCCGGCTGCCACACTCTTGTAGATAAAGCCATTGGCTGTTTACGATATAATTTGGCAAGTCTCACACCCTATATTTGTTTTCAACGTCTATAATCTTATCATATAATTCTTTATGTTTATATGTCCATTCTCCTGGCATGCGTATGATAATATCTTCATAGACATGCTTATATATTTTTAGAGCTCTAGCGTCATCTTTAAAGATTGACGCACATATAGCTATAGCTAATTGCATAGCGGAATTCCTATTGCATCCTTCACCCCATTCGAACGTTTCCTTGCTATGTAATCCGTGTTTGATCAGGTCGTATCTAGGATTTAAACCATACTGAGCAATTAATTTGTCTTCTACTGGCCCTATATGATATGCGATGCCGACGCGATAATACCAAATATTGTACTCTTTATCTTTTACTTTCCACCCTATATAGTATCCATTTTGCACAATGTTAACTTACAAAGGCTGTTATTAGAGCGTGAATAATTTATATCCTTTTAACGTAAGTTTAGATCGCAACCCAGCAACATCATTATTTAAGCTATATCCCTTTTTTATTCCGTGTTTGATGTCGTCAAATGGTGGGGCATTATTTTTGCGTCCAAATGTGCCATTATATGTGTTAAAAAATATATATGTATTTTGTTGCTCAAATATTAGGCAATATCCATTTACTTCAACGTCATAATCAAATTCAAGCTTCTTCTTTACCCATAATTCGCCATGCGAGGCAAGCGTTCTGACGTCTATCGTATTTTGTTGGGCTTTTGGCTTCTTATGTTTTTGAGCTTTAATGCACACTTGAGATGCATCTTTAATGATTCTTTTGCGGTGAATCACTAAAATTTTACCGGTTGTGAGGTTTTTAACTTTTACAAAATTTCCTAGATCGTTTAATATGGTATAATTGCTAATTATCGCGCCATCGTGGCCTACTATCTTAATCTCCTTGTTCGGGGTCGTCTGGATAGCCTGGTCCATAACCTGGTCCGTGATTTGTGTTTGCATTTGCATTTGCGTCATTTGCGTCATTTGCGTCATTTGCGTCATTTGCGTCATTTGCGTGCTTTGCGTGCTCGTTAAGCAGTGTACTAAACGCCCTAAACATGGCCGCAGATATGTCCGAAAACGTTTCGTCAATTATAACGTGCCACAACCCTTTGAGCTTAACAATCGGCTTAGAAACAAGCTCGGCCGACGATCCGCACACTGCCCCGTCGTCGGCATTATAATCATCACACATTGCTATATATATGATAAAACCAATGCCATTGCCAGTAGTGTCTAATTGTAATACTTGATCTTTAATGGTTTGATGTTGTGTGCTATCAACTAATGAGAGCCACTCATTGACCGGAGTCATGCCTTGCTCGTTTAACATTTGTACCTCTAACTTTAAAATACGTTCATTCAGACTCGCCCGTAAATTCTCCGGGCATAGGCGTGGTAGATGTGCTAGGCGCACCCTGGGCAGCGATCAAAGGAATATGTATGGAAGCATTCGCCACATTATTTATCTCTTCAACGGTCTTTTTAACAACCGCATTCCATGTATCCACCCACTCATGCAGCACAACATACGATAGAGAAAACTTCATTTCATCATCGCTCATTAAATAATTTGACTTCCTAAATTTACATGCGATTTGTTCGGATGGCTGTACTTCCACCGCCTCCATAATGTCCACTAAATCACCCGAGACAATATTGATGCCATTATTGCGCCAATATTCAGCCGTTGCCAGTATGAACTTCCCGTCATGCGTATCAATACACACATATTGATCTTTCTCAAATATGCCGATAACTGCAACCGTTCTATCAACCACCATTATGCCGCTAACTTCCTCTTCTCCTTTTTCTTGTCGCACATATTGTGTGTATTTATTTAGCGTCGGATCTCCATATATTCGGTTATCTTGGAATTTCTTATTCTTAATTGTCTCAATATATGTTTCTACTTCTGCATTAAATGAGCCTTTAGTGTACATTTCTTTGCATTTGTTAATGTTCTGCTGCCTAGGATGATTCGCATCAATGGTCCCATCAAAGGCCTTATCAACAATTGGACGAATTTTCGGATCCATTAATTTGGGTTTACCTGAAATCTCAACACACTTCAGGAATGCCTCTTTCTTCGATTCTAGCGGTTTATTGCCGGGAACAATCTCAAGTCCAACGTGCAGCGTAGTTTTCTTATCAGTACGCAATTTACCAGTAGAGTATGATTTGATCATGGCTTTCCGGGCAGTCGCTAACTTAGCGATCGTCAATTCGTCTGGATCATTGCTAATTAAATGGATTTTCCCACCCTTAACGTTCACAAAGACATCATGTAGCATGTCAATTAGCTTGGCACGCGACATACTTAATTTTCTCGACATTGTGCTGATGGCCGCATTGATACCATGCTCCTGCTCAATATCAAGCAAGGCGTCGTGTAATTCATTTAAACCGAATTTATTATCTATGGCATTCGCTACTTTAGCGCGAGCTGCAGCGACTGACCTATCGGCAGCTTCCTGCCTCCTATGATTAATAGAGTATGCATATTTTGCTAAATCACCATCTTGATATTTTATCTCCATTGACATGAGAAATTCTTTCACTATCTGTTCATCAATTTCTGTATTGCCATTGAATAAATAATCGATAATGATCGCCCTAAGCCCAGACTCTAATTTATTACAGATATTATACCTTACCTCGCCAACCATATATTTAGCGGCGCTCTTCATAAAATCACTAATTTGTCGCGCTTTAAGCTTTTCATCATCTTTCAAATGTACATTTTCTGCGTGTCCGGCCGCTAGTGCATATTTTTTAATGTCCTCCAGCATGCTGCGGACATGATAGATGTACACCGGTCTAGTGAGCGCATACCCATGTGTTGTCGCATCAAGACTCGGGTCTTTAATGTCAGGATATATATTGTGCACACTGTCAGGTCTCTTTATGCTCTTAATATAATAGAATATTTTATCCCACTCTTCGCCATAATTCTCAATATTCAATAAATCATTTAATGATATCAGTGATACGCTGACATCTTTATCGCCAACCTTTATCGTCTTAAGCGGCTCTAAGCCAACTAGCCTCTTCATATCGATATATGGCTTATTAAGCTTGCGTTGCAAAAATCTCAAGAATACTTGTGGAATGGCATGTCTCTTGGCTTGCTCATAATTACGTTTTATGCTTCTGGCAATCGTATTCGCTCTTTGCTTATAGTTTAAATCCCATGTGCGTATACGACCGGGTTTAACTATCTTCTCATCTTCAAAAATGACATCATGATATACAATGCCAAGATTTGATATATATTGTTTACCCATATTGTATATTTGAGCTATGCTCGATCACCATATAATGGCATCTTTGAACCAAGCTGGCAATATGGCTGAATTGTACTTATACCACCACATGAACGATCCATCAAGAATATATGTCTTAGCCCAATCAGTGTCGCTTCTAATGCTCCGCCCAACAGATTGAACGAGCTTCAAGGCCACTACCCAATTATAATATGGGCCGTCAAGCTCCTTCCTGGCGGCCAATTGTTTATCTTCATAGAAATTCGGGAAAGGTACCTTACACACTATCTGAAATCTACTCAGATCATCATCTAAAGATATACCCTCATGCATCGCGGGAGCAATTATTACCGAGTTAGTCCTGCGTCTATGCTCATCAACCATCGCGGACTTATTGATGAAATCCTCTTGGAATAATAGCCTATTCTTATAGTTTGAACTGGCTAATATTAGCCTAGCTATCGCAAAATTATGCGTATGTATGATGCCACGCACATCTTTGTGCGTCTCGAGTATGTCATCAACGGCCGAAATCAATTTAGGTCCCCAAATATTTTGGTTGTCTTGCCCGCCAGTTATCTTGGCGGCGGGTCTATAATATATTGGGCGATTATCAATCGGGAAATAACTGGGCAATCTCTTGGCTGCATACTCTTCGCGTCCAATGCCAAGCGATGAAGTCAATACTTTAGCATTGAGCACGGTGGCCGACATCATCAATACCCTAGCACCCATTGACAATAAATAATCGAAAGCCTGGCGTTTAACATACACCGGTTTAAACACCACTTTATTATACTGAGTCCCGGTGATTTTGCCACACTCACACACCCATTTATCATGGTTGCTGTCATTCATCTCTTTAATGAACCATCTCATTTTGCTAATGGTTGCATTTAATGAATCAACACGCTTTATGTCTTGGTTAGATGTCGCTTCAGCCGCACGCTTGCTCAATATGGCAATCACACAATTGTCACATAACCACTTAGCATAATCTTCCGGCTCATCATACTCCGGAATTTTCAAATCACCAAGCTCCAAATCCGTTATGGTTAAAGTAATGAAATTCATAAGCTGAGACTCGGCTGCATGACATTCATCGATAATCAGCAACTCCCGCTGGCCAAACCTATCAGTAAAATGTATCTGATGCAGAAATGCGGCAAAATTCATGGAGCAAATGGGCGAAAGCATAGCCTGATCAACCTTCACAAAATATGGGCATAATGACTCGCTAATGCACGACTCATATTTTGACTTACCATGTTTACGGCAGAGTCCTTCCGCACAATTATAATATTGCGTACGCCAGATCTCTGCCTTGTCCTTATCTTTCTGCTGATTGGCATTCAACCTATAATATGTGCATTCATAAGCATTTCTGCCTTTCAGATCAACCAAATGCTGCCCATATTTCCCACCATGGCCGAATTCAACCGATAATTGATCCTGCAAATATTTATTAACCGTGAGATAATACGCGGACTGATAATATTTAGCTATGGTTATGCCAATTACACTCTTGCCGCTACCCGTCGGCATCTCCAGAACCACATACTTCTTACCGCCGTTAAACGCATCTATGGCAAATTTTATGGATTCAAGCTGCCCTCGACGCGGCTTGGGCATCGGAAAATACTTCATGATTTCGTCATGCGATATTTTATCAGTAAACAATGTGCGACTGTCGACCATCTCTACGCACCTTAAGTTCGGCTGGAAACGCTCCACGCATGTCACGCCTCTGACTAATCACGAACACAGAATCAACCTTACCCGAAAAATCATCTCTTATGATGTTGGCAAATAGCTTAGAAGCGCGCGGGTCTATGTGCCCGTCAACCTCGTCCAGAACAATTATGTTGCATTGCCGCCCATACATAACCGAATGAACGTCAAACATGGCAAACATCATTGCGACGTCAAACCTTTTGCGCTCACCACCACTAAACCAATTATACCCCCACAAATTAGACTGTGCAGTCAAAGCATTCGTAAACTCAATCCTCAAATCAAGCTCGAATCTATCCATATAATATGATAACCTATCGTTAAAATATGGAATATACTCCTGGAGCATATAACTCTTAATTTTACGCCTATCGCTATATGCACTATAAATGTAATTAATGTGTTCTAATATGGTGTCCAACTTACGAATTCTATCAAGCAACTGGGCATGCTTCTGCTGATTGCTAGATAATTTGACGTTTAACTCATCTATTAGCTTCCCATACTCATTCACCTCGGCCTTAATCTTAGCGATAACAGATTCCTGATTCTTAATCTGCTCGAGTCTCGCATTGCATTCCTTGTTATGCTTTTCCGCCTGTTCTGACGTCACCGACGGAATTTTACCATCGAGAGCCCTATCAACCTCACTTATTGAATTTTCAATGGCCGACATGTCACTCTCATACTTAGCAAGCTCAATGTTTAAAGCATCAATCATGGCCTTCGGATTCTGGATTTTCGATTCAACATATTGTTTATTAATCTGCTGGCCACACGACAGGCATATTTTGCCATCCTTCTTGACCCAATCATTTATCAGCGCTGTAAAATGATTAATTTTACCATTAACTTCGCCAACTTTCAACTTCATGGCATACAATTCAGAGCGCTTAGACTCCACCATTGACATTATCTTTTTAACCACATCCCATTTGGTTTTCAAGGCATCAATGTCGTATATCTTAATGCCCGTGGATTTCAATCCATTTAATATCTCAACGGCGGCATTTATCTTTTCAATCTTATTGTTTTCGAAACCATTAAATAGAACTTGTAGCTTATCGATCTGCTTTTGCAAATCATCGATGGATATCTGGCTGGCATTAATTTGACCCCTAGCCAAAACATGCTCATTTTCTATTTTCTGCTTTTTAGCCTTAGCCACGTCAGCATACAACATAATCCTATCCAGATGAAATTCACGTTCCATCGCCTCCTTGCGCTTCTGATCAGACATCTCCATCCATGGCTTACCAAATTGGGAAAAGAATACTGAACCACAGAATATGTCCCAATCTAGACCAAGCTCCTTATTCAGAACTTTCTGCTGCATCGTATTCGTACCGAGCGACACGTCATGACCATCTTTAATTAACAGAAGATCGCTATGCCCATCAACTTTCCTAGTCCTCGTAAGCTTGTCGCCATTCTTAAATTCCAATTCAACTATACAATCTTTCTTGGTGAACCAGTTAACCACATCATCGCCAGCCTGCCTATCAGCATGCATTGTGCGGCCAAACAAGCACCATAATATGGCTTGAAACATAGACGACTTCCCAGACCCATTGCTCGTCTCGGCGGCATCCCCTGGGCCATCAATCACCTCCCCTATGATAAGGCATTGCCCAGCGTTATCGAGAGCGAGTTCAGTATCATAATCACCATACGATAGAAAATTTCTAAACTTAACTGACTTCAAATCAAACACTTACATCCTCCTGAACTTCATACAGTCTATCGCCCTCGGCCACAATCTCAGAATTCATTTTCAGAAGAAGCGAAGAATTTAATTCCTTAGCGCTCTTGTCGGCATTCATATATCTTTCAAATAGCTCGGAAGCTTTCGACGTGGCCATCTTAGCCATTTCGATAGACTGCACATCATCTTTAGTTGCAATATGCATCCATCTAACATCAACCGCTCCAGCATCAATCACTGACTGCCTAATCTCCATAAGCTTATTTTGCGTAATATATTCCTTGCTCGTCAGAATCCTAATGACATTCCCATTAACCAATGACAAATCAGACAAATCATCACTATCAAACGTCAAATATTGTGGAGGCCTATACTCACCAGGCTTCACACCATCCCAAATGCTCACAAAATCACACTTAAGCGTATCAGTGTCTAAAATTAGAAAACCATGATCAACATCACCCTCATCGAATTTATACGGTATAATGCTCCCTGGATACGTCACACGCCCAACTTCTTGATGACAATGGAAGTGCCCGGCTAACACTCGCTGGAAAGCGCTTTGAGCAAAATCAACGGTGGACCACGATTGTAATAAAAAACATGCGTTGAATTTAGCGCCGCGCACACCAATATGCGTAAACAATATATCATCCTTTGATATGTTAGACTCAATCTCTGCCAGACGAGCCATATACTCATTTTCATAATAAATGAAAGGCAAAATCCATATTCTACGCCCATCAATGCTGACGCTCTGAACGCTATCATATACCTTAATATGCCTCGACAATGGCCTCAAACTATTAATTTCCCATGAATTCTTCAAATACATGTCATGGTTACCAACAAGAACATGCATCTGCTGACCATACTTTATGTCAGTATCATCCAAAAATTGCGTCAGAGCATATAGCTCACTAGTGCCGACCGACTCCCTATCATGCATCAAATCGCCAAGCATAAACCATGTATCTATATCGCGCTCATGATTATACTGGCGAATTTTCGACATGGCCCACATAATATCCTTCAATTTCCCATTAACACCGACATGGGCGTCAGCTGATATACATAGTCGCATATGGTATCAAATACAGCACCAGCAAATATATTATGATGGACAAAACGCTAGTCAATAAAATTCGCAGCCACCTCAACAAAGAAATCACCAAAAGATTACTTATCAAGTATTTCGTTGAGCAAATCGGAGCCACAGAGAACTTCGACAAAGGAGTATACCCACCATCCCTGCAGAATATCACAGAAGCAATTCCCCAATTACACGGGACAGTAGAAGTTGGCCCGGCCATAGCAGACATAGACCCCCGCACGGGATACGTCAAAATTGACTGGCATATGTTCGTGCTCGGCAATTTGCGCAAATTCCTCGGAAGCACGGAGCATAACAGCTTAAACGACCTGCGAGAAGCTAAATATGGCTCACTGATGCCGACGGACGGAGGTCACAGCGCAAACGAAGCGACGCCACGCGAAATCATCACTTTCATATTAAGGACGCTAAGCGAATCAGAAGCCGGGCAGCTTAGATTCATCGACCAAGCCCTAACGCCAGCACCACGAGTGCCAACAACAACCGGAATGGGGCCGACGTTCTTCCGCAAGAATAAAATGAACAAGATGGGTCAAATCATCGGGCATGGATATTAACGTCGCCATTGACCATATCATTGGCAATACACTGATCAGCAATAATGCCTTTATATACGTCGATTGCGTCCATGGATACGCCCAAAAACTTAGCCATATGAGCTTTACTAGGAACGGTGCCGCCCCATAGACGAGAAAATTCAACCCAATTCTTACCGCTCTGGCTCAAAATGTCAAAAACCGCTTTTGTCTTATCATCTGGCAAATGATTTCTAACGCAATTCATCACTTCATTGGACACGTAATCTTCGATGCCATCGTGTTCTTCAAAATTGACGACATTTGATTCAACCGCATCCCCCCAATTGTCATCATTATAATCTATGTTAGTCGACGTTGGGCCGTCAATGCTAATTGTATTAACCTCACTGTCGATGGATATGACCGCATCAATGATTGGCATATCCTCATGCCCTTTGACTTGTATGCATGTGTCATCGACAATAATGTCAACGCCGTATGCTTTATATTCTTTAATCATCGACATCAAAAAATATGAGAATTCCGGTTTGGTGGAATATATGTTTAAACATATTTCGTACTTGCAAGAATCAACCGCTGCCATGTCAACATAAAACTTATATTTTTCTTTTATTAGCTGGTTCACAATGACGTCATATGCGATTCTATCAGCCAAGCCAGACACGCTACATTGCTGCAAGCCATGAGTTATTATCGCGTTCTCATTCAAAATCTGTCTAAAATAATTCCATATCCATACAGTATACCATTTATTGCGCTGAGATGCATCATTTAAGATTTTCTGTGGGTCTTCAATCTTCTTTGAGCCATAAATTGGGTTAATCGGAGACGTTAAAATATTACATATTTCTTTTTTGCTGGGGTTTGAAATTATTGCACTATTGTTTAATAATATGCTATATTGACCACATTCTTCTTTTATGCTAACTATATTTCGATTATACATCGCCTTATTGCATGCCGGACAAATTTTAAACTGCTGGTCAATTGCACGCCGTTTGCCAGATATAGTGTCATATTCCGTGGCTCCGCACACTGAACATATATATGTATAATTCCTGTGATGTAATAGATATATGGTTGCGCGCCATATGGCTATAAAGAACTCAGCCTCTGCGGCTTCATAATCCTTATAGTCACCACCTATGGTTAATGACAGTTGCTTAGTAAATTCATTTTTGTCGGCCGCCAAATCACAAGAATTAGCGACCTGTCCGACAATGCCATTAATGACGGATACTTCTTCACATGACAATCCAGCCATCGTCTGAGCAGATATAGATCCTCTCAAATATAATCCTGGAAGCTGCATTGCCCTTGCCATATAAACTCCAACTGCGCTCAATGTATTGAAAAAATATGCCTAGATACTGCAACACAAAAGAGCTAGAAGAGTTATGGGGTATGTGGATAACGGCATCCAACACCCCACAACTCGAAGTTTTACGCCAAACCAATGTGTTATGGTCAAAGCCATCTGAAAATTATATGTCACACTGCATAGCAACGAAAAATCCCGTATTTTTCGAATCACACTGCGGTATAGTCCGGAACAATATGATAAAGGCGGCCATAACATCGACGATGTATGACGAGGACAAAAATCTTGAAAAATCATTGGCCACGCAAGGATATTATCCCGACAATCCAGTAAACGAAACCTGGCAAAAATTAGTAAATATGTTATTCCTAATATGTTATGGAGTGGCCACAAAGTTCCACCCAAGAACTGATGAAGAACGCAAAGAACTAGCTCATGACGCACTAATGCACGCCCTTTCTAAGATACTGCGCGGTAAACTCAAATATACTCCTGGAAGAGCTCCTGTTTTCAATTTGGTCACAACAGCAGTAACCAGAATCATGTATACAATTAAAAGCAAAGAAATTCGACAAACCAGAAATAAATCCAAACTTACAGAAGCTATAATTAATAAAACCCCACTCCCAAACACCAGAAGCATAGAAGTCATAAAGGCAGGAATTGGTGCCATACATACCGAACATACCTATTAGACCCATTAGACGAGCCACAAAGGCCGACGTACAATCAATACGCTGTAAACCTATACCCAGGGCAACGCCGCAGGCAGTCAGCATACGAAACGTCATCGCCGCACAACCAAAACGCACCAGACAAGTCCCAAGCATAGTTGACAGAGTCAAAGCCGAACAATACGAACCACCGCCACCAGCGCCAACCGCCATTGATAGGTTGCGCAACACCGGAGCTGGTAGAATACTCGTAATAATCGGCAATGGACCATCACACGGCGAAATAGATCTACCGAAACTCAAAAGCTCGCAAATCATCGACCTAATGTCGATAAACAAGCCAGACGATAGAGTATGGCCCACTAAATATTGGACATTCTGCGACGATAAAATGAGAGAACGCTGGGCAAAATATTGGGATGAATTCACAGACGGCATATTATTCAATACTAATATCATCAAAAAATTCAAACAAAACAGCATAGTGCTTACTAGCATCCCTGGCCAGGGATTCAGTATAAACTTGCGCGATGGAATATATGTCGGACGTTCAACAGTATACGCATCCATGCAAATAGGACTATGGCTAGGGCACGAAAGAATATACATCGTCGGCTGCGACATGGCCACAGACCGTTCTGGCAAGCTATATCCCTGGGGACACAACCCAGATGTCAAGGATGAAGAACGAGTCCGCAGATTCAGAGGCGAATCTCTTCACTACAACTGGGCCGCTAAAAACCTCTCAAGTACAATACGCTCAAAATATGTATTCTGCTCGTCGTATAACAAATTCGAATTCCTAAATGACTTCACGCACCTACCACACGAAAACTGCATAGATGCAATTCTATTGGCTGCACAAAATTTGCAACTCAACTCCGCAAATTTGCCTTCATTGAGTGCCCTTGGCGAGGCTTAACTAATTTAAACCCACCAGCCACGCCAGCTTGCTTATACTCATTACCACCACCAATATAAATGTCAGGCGTAGTCCTCTTGGTGACATCGCCAAGAACATCTTTGTCAACAGACCGCATTTTACGTATTTTAATGTATTTCATATAATATATTTGCTAGAGATAATTAGGATTTAGATGCCTTTGGTGCGACAAAGACGCTGCCGTTTTCCTCAAGATCTTTTTGATCTTTGATTATATACTAGATACTTTGATTGATTTAACCACATTGAGCTGTGCATCCATGGCCATATTATCTATAATTACTTTCATATTATTGGCTATGATTGCATTAATATCATAATTAGAACCAGTTATCGGATCTATCTTCTTCAAACTCAAAACCGTACGCTTTAACGATTTCATAATTTTACGGTCATTGTCATCTGCCTCATTATCATTACAACGCACTATAGCCTCCATTAAACAATACCTAGCAATTGTCTCACGACATATATCTAACCATTCATCTTTATCGCACCCAGTATATAATTCAGCTAAAGATGATGTTTCCATTAACTTACCATCATATATAAATATATATGGTTTAGCTCTCCTACTCATTTTTACTCCTATCAATACATTCCTGGACAAATAATTCCGCCACATCGAGAGCGGATACCACATACCTATGATATATATTCCTACATGTATCATCATATCTATCACTAATACGATTAATATATACCGCAAGAATACGCATAGCGCACTCATGTTTCAGCTTTAGAACTTCTTCTTTAGTTAGCATTTTGACTCTCTAACTTAAGTGGTATTTTCCGGAGGCTTTTCTTTGAGTCCCGTGGTATTTTCCTTGATTTCTAGCTGTACCCTAATAATTCTGTCAATATGTGGCACTATGAACGGCTCCGAGCCAGTCTTCTGGCTCATGGCAGACGCCGGAAGACTCGTAATCGGCCTACCAACTACCTCGCTACCGGAAGATATCGCATCCAATATTGCCTTACCAGCAGGGGTATCAGATATATTGATCTCAGCGCACAACATAGATGATTCATTCATAAATATCCTCCCACAAGTATGGGTAATGTCACCAACCTGCTGAATATGCTGCCTATTTATCAAACTACCGCTTTTGGGTGAATATTTATTAGTCCTATTATATTTCGAGATCAGATCCATAAGCAATTTATGGGAATATATATTCCCATTTGCCGTAGGCTTCCCAGCTATTATACCAGTGGCAACTATTATTTTCATAGCAAATGCCGTATGACCTCAGCGTCAACATATACACTATCATCAATCGTCTTCCAAGTACCAATAAATAGACCACGGAAATTAATCTGATTATTATCACAAAATGAATAAAAACCATGCGAGAATATATTCTCGCACAACCACCGCCTAACCTTTGGAGTTAATACATCAATAATATTCCTCTTACCTTTAACAGACGCATCAACATAATTCATAAAATTAATACTAAGATACATATCATCGCCAGTATTATTATATATCATAGCCTCATCCATATTCTGCCGAGAAAACGAAAACACTCTACGCGGAAGCTTCGTAAGACTAGTGCATTCAAATATCTTCTCACCAGCACTCTCAGAAATTTGGTCCCACGTAAGTTCCTGCTGGTCCGGATAACACCCGCCAGAGTACCCAACAACAATCCTTCTATCATCTTCGCGCGTTGACGCATATTCATCCCACGTAAGAATTTTGTCATCAGACTTACGCACATATTTATTGTCATTGACACGTATCGGATAAGTTCTAAAATTCAACACAACGGGGCCAGCAAATCTCAAAGGCAACATAGCGTCATCCATAAATGCCATTACAGAACAATTCCTAGATGTCGTGCACGGGTAAAATTTACTATACAAGCTTAACTGGTATCCTTGAGCAATCTCTCCAAGCGCCGAATACCCGTCATCTAAGCTAGACATAATCACCGGTCCACAATCCTGAATGTAGCTTTGCAGTTCTGGGACATTTTTAGCAATTACAGCATCCGGACGACGCAATATGCGTCTAGCCCTCGCTGCACCAACTCCATGCAGAGTGCTACCAATCCTCAAATTCGCAGAATCATGAGCAGTGGATTTATCACCGTCGAAATTAACTAATCCCTTCTCATAATCAATATCCTTCTGGGTGACAATTGATACATTTGGATGTATTTTAATGCGACTCTTCTTACAAACATCGCTCAAATTAGACTGTTCAACATCCCTCAAAAACTCGTCGACCGCAAACCCGCAACCAGGCCCAAGATATTGTAAATTCCATTTATCATCAACCGTCGTAACGCTTGAAAGACATTGATGGACATATTCACGACCATCAGCGTGTTGTATTGTGTGTGCCGCGTTACTAAGAAAGGTATTTATAGCTATAGCAGTAAGCGGGGCTCTGTGATATTTCCACATATTGGCGGCCCTTATTCCTTTGCCTGACGAACCAGCTCCACCATCTAGAACGAAAGTTATCTTACCTGGCTTGAAAATGTCTGGCATTTTTCACCTTATTGTTGTATGAACCATTGTTTAAATACACGCACGCAAATATTTTGAGGTAAATACAGTATGAGCAGCGAAACACAAAAATGGCAGTATCTCGCTGGATTAATAGACGCAGAAGGCAGCTTCCACATATCCAAAACGCCAAACGGCATACGCATATATAATTTACATATAGGTATGACATCGCTAGATGCCATTAACTACATAAGTGAAATACTAAATGAAAAAATAACGACCAAAAAACCATCGGGAGCGGCCAAATCTACTAGCTACCATATCCACATTTACAGTAAACAAAAATTACAATATATCGTCAAAAACATCGTCAATTACCTATACACAAAACAGCCACACGCCCAATTACTATTGGGCGCAATGAACATCAAAAACAGCGACAACACAACATACACCCCTGAAGAGTCACAAGCGTGGGATAATATATGCGCCAAAATAAAAGCACTCAATGCGCGCGGACCAAAAGCACAAGAAGATAACTACACAAGGCACCATGAATTCACATGGCCATGGTTAGCCGGATTTATAGACGGCGATGGATCAATATACGTAAGCATTAGGACTGGACCAAACCGAAGACCAAATAAACGCCCATGCATATCGATAAACATCACAAATCTACCAACCATAAAATATATGTCACAAATTTTCGGCGTAAACACCCACTTAAGCAATAAACCCACTAACAATAAAAGACGCACATATGCAATCAACTTATTAACCAATAAAATCAATGAATTCGCCCCATATTTATTAGATCATATGGTGCTCAAGAAACAAAATCTAATATATGCTTATGAAATAGCAAAATTACGATTGTCATTGCCCAATGGGGTACATTCCGGCCCAATGATTGACAAAATACAGCACTATCTTAACTTATTACACAATCTGAACAACACATCACATAACCTCGCAAAGGAATTAAACACAATTGGGATAAAAACCTCCAATAATGATAACGTAATAACCATAAACAATCTATTTAAAGCCGCGATCTACGACATCAATGATACCATTAATTATAGTGATGCCGACATACATATATTCTCAGACGAGTGGGAAACGAAGCATGACATCATCATGTCAATGATAAAGCAAAAATTAAACATTAATGCGGCAATAAACATCAGGCCGCAAAAATGCCAAATTAAACTAATAAGCACTAGAGAAGCTAACTCCATCTATAAACAATACCACTATATTGGAAACATCACATATTCTTCGTATAACGTTGGCATTTATTATAACAATGTTTTAATCGCAGCAATGTCTCTACGAAAACCAATACGCCAAAATTGCACGGCCGATTGGGAAATCTCGAGAATGGCGTGCAACACAAAATACCGCATTCATGGCATATGGTCATATATAATCAACTGGCTAAAAACAAACAATGTCATATCTGGAAAGCTAATAACTTTCAGCGACAACAGAATTTCCAATGGAAACGTCTATCAAAAGATGGGATTCACTAAAGACGGCATAGTCCGCCCAGACTATTATTGGGTAAAAAATTCAATTAGATATAATAAATCAACAATGCGCAAAAAAGATTTCGAGAAAGCAACATCAAAGACAGAGCATGAATTACGCACAGAAGCAGGATACCACAAGATCTACGATTTAGGTAAAATACGATGGATAACTAATATATAATTCTATGCCCTACGAGGGGTCTCACGAACGGGGGCAGGGGCTGGGGCAGGGGCTGGGGCTGGGGCAGGAGTAGGTGCTGGAGCAGGGGCTGGGGCTGGGGCAGGAGTAGGTGCTGGAGCAGGAGTAGAAATGGGAGCGGGAACCGGAGCTGCCAGCACAGCCTGAGCACCCTCTTTCTGAATCTTCCTCTGAACAACGGCAACATATTGCGCCACATGTTGCGCCTGAATGGCAAACTTATTAGCCACACAATTCATGCGAATACCATAATCAAAATGCCCGCCAACCTTGATCGGAATTGGCGACCACTGCCGTATCTTCTTTATCAGCTTTGTATTATACTCAACCCAGTTAGATACGTCCGGGATAGTGTTCAAATGCGTCGTCCTAACCATCGTCGGCAACGCCACCCTCTTCATCGCCATGCACACATGCCTTATAAAATCATCACCCCTGCCCGGCAAACCAATCCCAAGCACAACCCGAAACTCAAATAACGGCTGAAAATTAGCCTTCAAAAAATCAGACAAATACTGCAACTCACTCAACACAAGCTGCTGGCCGCGCAAGGTAATCATGATCTCAAAACCATCAGCGGCCATCGCCTCCGCTGGCAAACCCCTGAACTTATCCTGCCTAAACTGCAAACCATTTGGCCAATCAACAACAGTAATGATCCGAAACTTCTGCTCAAACCTACGAACGCCACGCTTTATAAACAACTGAGGCAATATATCAGGCGAAGCAACTATCGCCTGGCACCCATTGTTGCCAGCCAAATC